TATTTTTATATTGTGATTATGAAACCATCCATTCCACAATACTGCCCACATATCAGAAGTCCACGATTGAATGGGGTGTGATGGGCTATATTTATTTTCTGTATGTTTTAGCCATCTATATAATGTTTCACAATCATATTCAACCTTTAACCAATATCTACAATCAATATTTTTCATTAAATATTGTGCACCACCAGCATTTAAATCATTATTAGTGATTATTGTTGGAGAAACATCTACTATTTCACACATTTCATTAAACAATTGTTCACTTTTACTTTTTATGTAACCTGAATCAATATAACTTCTTGTATCGCTAACATGCCAAGTATTACCAGATAATAAAGAAGTGAAATCAATGGTTTTAGCAAAATATAAATCAGGGTCAACATAGAAAAAAGATTCATTGTTCAATCCACTGTTTTCATAAAATAATTTTTTTAAAATATGTGGTCTTAATGATGATGCATATCTATTTCTTCTTCTTTCATCATCATAAACATAATATTCTACAGGTGTATTGTCTAATATGGTTTTGATTTGTTTACTCAAACCAACATTTGGTTGTTTACCAACAACATAAATTATTTGATTACTATATCCAAATTTAACTAAATTGTTAATTTGAACAAGTACTTGCCAATTATAATATGGTACGTCTGGAAATGCTACTAATATTTTCATTCTATTTATTTTTAAATACCACTGCTTAATATTATTGCTGCTGCTGGAACTGCATTTACACCAATACCATTTACTGCCGAAATTGTAAACGGATTTACCCCCGCATTTCCCATATCACCCGCCATACCATTCACAGCCACATATATCCCAAGACGTAATAAATTATCACTACTTGTTACTGTATATGTTGTTGTTCCAGTTTTAGTAGAAGGGGTTGCAGTGCTATTTACTTCCGCATCATTAATAACGTTACCTATTCCAATAATACCACCAGAGGTTATACCACTTGACATTGAAACACTTGCGTCTTTAATTACACCAGCTTGACCATCGGTTTGTAAACTCCATTCAAAGGTTAATTCAATTTCTTGTCCACCAGTTAATGGTGAAGAATATTCTAAATTATAAAAATATTCTCTAAATGCTTCTCCATCCGAACCATCAGTATCTTGTGTAAAATCTGTTAAATTCCAAGTCAGTGTCACTGTTGGCAACGTAGTACTTGTCGTTGTTGTAGTAGGTGCTACTGTTGTAGTCGTTGTTGTCGTAGGAACTACGGTAGTTGTTGTTGTGGTAGGTGCTACCGTAGTCGTGGTTGTTGTCGTAGGTGCTACTGTTGTAGTTGTCGTAGTTGTTAAACCAGTACTATCAAAGGCATTACCAAATGCTGTATCATATGCAACCACATAAAAAACCCCATAATCAGGAACACCAGTAAATGAATATACTGTTTCTGCTGATTGTGCAACCATTGATTGTATTACTGTTCCTGTTTTGCTTTCACTTCTCAATTCCACAGCAAATGGTGGATAACTACTATGTACTTTATAACTTATTGTTGCCATATTTATAATCTTATACTATTTCTACAGTTATATCACTTTCAGGGCACAACGATACGTTTAATGCTGCTGTAAATTCTGGTAACGTCCAGTTTCTATTTGCTTTATAACTCATAGCAAAAAGTAATTCTTGGTCTTCTATAACAAACACTTCTAAATCAGTAAAAACCTTACCAACTACATTTCCAAATTGGTCTGCTAAATTAAAATAATTAGTAGATAATCCTGTTAAGGTTTGTTGTACACCAGTTATTGATAATGTTACGCCTATAGTACTACCAGTAGCTTTATGCCACATAATTGTTGGTAATTCCAGTGTAGGTATTCCAGTTAACCCCTCACCATATGTATTAGCAGGTATTTGATTAGTATAGTGTATAATACCAATTTTCTTAATCCAATTTGGAACTTGTTGAATATACCTTACAAAACCACCTATTTCTTTAGTGTAATATTGTGAATAATTTCTATCATTTATTGGGTCAACACCAGCAATTTCATCAGTAAATATAAGACTCATATTCCATACTGGCACATCTTTAGTGTCGCCCAATGCACAATCCCAATTTTCAATAAAAGAAAACACAGCATTTTTAAGAAAATCAGTTACATATAATTTACCATAATATTGTTGTATTGAATCACCAGAAACCTCTCTATTATTTGAGTTTGGGTATGTATATGCCAATGATGCAAAATCACCACCATTACCATTAAAATTTGGTAATGGTTTATCCACCTGTATTAATAAATTATTATTTTCAAGTGTGCCTGAAATTATTTCTTCTATCTTATACCAGACATATGCTACTGGTTCTGAAACTTCATTATTAGTTGTTCCAGAAGGTAATTCAGGGTTTGCCCACTTAACTAATAAAAAATCACCAACAATTGGTTCTTCATATTCACCACCAATATAATCTGCTGACTGATTAACAGTTACTTGATTACCACCAGTTACGCCAGATATAAATATTCTACCAGCAGCGTTTTTAGTATATGTAGGTTGTTTGTTTATTGCATATGGTGCTGTTGTACCCGAAGTAAAAAATCCTCTTTCAGGAGCAGTGTTTGTAATTACAGAAGTATTTGAAACCACTGTAGGTAAATCAATCATAGTTAATCCACTTACTGTTTGTTCAAGAAAACTAACTATTTTTGGGTTGTTATCTTTTGGTCTTAATATCTTTTGTTCAAATGTATCAAAGCTAATTTCTTCGTTAAAAGCATAGTTTATTTCACTATCACCCAAAGCAAATTTAGTAAAATTTAATTGACCAGTAGAAAGTAGTTGTCTACCCTTGTCGGTTAGTTTAATATGTATAACTGTTGGTCCTTGTGCAAATGCCATTATTTTCTATGTTTAACTATAAATACAGTATTATCTTTTTTATTACCAAATAGGTGTGCCATCTAATTCAATCTTCACAACAGAATTTTTTGTATCTCCATTATACGAGGTAAACCAACCACCAATAACATATTTATTATCAATAGTTTCAAAAATTGAATAATATGTGATATCATTAAAACCAGTACCCATATTAAACGTATTGTCGATACTTCCATCAGTATTTAGTTTTATTATTCTATTTGCTGTTGCACCACTATATTGAGTGAAATCACCACCGATTAAGAATCCATTATCACTCGTTAATGCTACTGAATAAACAGCACCATTAAAACCAGTATCTGTATTAAACGTATTGTCGATAGTTCCATCAGTATTTAGTTTTATTATTCTATTTGCTGTCACACCACTATATTGAGTGAATATACCTGTTATAAGATATTTATTATCACTTGTTAGTGTTACGTTATAAACACCATTATTAAAACCAGTGCCCGAATCAAACGTATTATCAATGGTTCCATCACTATTTAATCTTATTATTCTGTTTGCTGTTGCACCACTATATTGAGTAAAGAAACCACCAATTAAATATTTACCCGAAACTGGTTCAATAGTGCTTTGAGTTCCATTATTAAAACGAGTGCCCGAATCAAATGTATTATCAATACTACCATCGGTGTTTAATTTTATTATTCTGTTTGCTGTTGTACCACTATATTGAGTAAAGTTACCAACTATTAAATACTTGCCATCAGTAGTAACAATCCCGTTAAATGGAATTCCTACGAATCCACTTCCAATATTTAATGTATTATCAATACTACCATCGGTGTTTAATTTAATCAAACCATTTGTGGTTACACCACTATAAGAAGTAAATTGACCACCCACTAAATATTTTCCATCCGTATTAATAATAAAATATGGTAGTACATTAAACCCACTTCCAACATTAAACGTGCTATCGATATAACCATTTGTGTTAATTTTAGCAATTCTATTTATTGGTGTTAAATCATATTGAGTAAACTGACCAGTAAATATATATTTACCATCGGTTGTTTCAATGCCACCCCAAACATGCTGATTAAAACCCATTGGGGGTGCTACAGTAGTCGTAGTGGTTATAGGTGCAACGGTAGTAGTCGTAGTTGTTGTAGGAGCAACTGTTGTAGTCGTAGTTGTCGGTGTTACAGTTGTAGTCGTAGTTATAGGTGCTACAGTTGTAGTCGTAGTTATAGGTGCTACTGTTGTAGTCGTAGTAGTTGTCGGTGCTACAGTTGTAGTCGTAGTAGTAATATTAATAAATATTTTCTTTTTTAATATAAATGCCATTAGAATCGGTTAATTTTAATCTTTATTTTTATAATGTTCCTGATATACTAAATTTAGATGTTTCACTATTGTTTATGGTAACAACTCCAACATTACCTGCTGAACCAACAGCACCTAACATATAAAACTCATTTTCTGCAATATATGTTGAACCAGCAGTACCAATTGCCTCAGCAGATACCCTAATCTCATATATACTACTGCTACCTGTCAAAGTTAATACACCGCTACCTGTTATTGGATTAAGAGGTGGATTCGGATAATTTGCCCATTCGGTGTTATTTACATTTTGTATAATTACACCAACACCACTATTAATTAAATAGATGGATGCGTTTTCTATTGTTAACCCAATTCCTGCATCAGTTCCATCTGTATAACCACTAAAATAAAATGTAACATCTATTTCATCACCAGAAACCAATGGTGGTGTTGTTTCTATTTGATATGTCCAACCAACAATGTTAGGTGAGGGTGAACTAACTTCTTTATCTGTTAAAGCTACCGTATAATTTGTTAATGAATTAGTGGTTGTTGTGGTTGTTATAGGTGCAACAGTTGTTGTGGTTGTGGCAATACATAATACTTCATTATATTCCCCATTATCTATCAATGTTGTTAGTTCATATAAATTAAAACTATATTCAAATTGAGAAATATATGAAATAAAATCGGTAACTCTTGTTTGATAATCATCATTAGTTAAATCTGAAAGTTCTGCTGCTGTAATTCCTAAATATGAAAATGTTGACCCACTATCAAAAATAGACGTACCAGTAAAACCTGACAATAAACTATATTCAGACGTACCTGTTACAGTTGTTACACCACTTGGTTTTATCCAATCACATTGTAATATATATCTTCTTGCTTGTCCCATTTTATTTAAACTTTATTATGGATTTGCCGTCACAGCAATATTGGGTAATGTTGGGTTTGTAAATGTAAACACCCCATTTATTTGAAATCCTAAACTAATACCAGTAATTCTTGCTCTTGTTGTTCCAACCGTTAATTCATCACCATCAATATCAACATTTAATCCTAATCTAAATTTCTGTCTTTCTGAATCGCTATTTAACACATACTGAAAACTATTAGTTGTGTTTCCAGTATTAGCAATATTAAAATCGTTATAAACATTACCAGTACCAATAATTGTTCCTGTTGTAGTTCCGCTTGATGCTGCAATATACGATGATTGTTGTGTTGCATTAATAGCAGCATTATCTAATTCATAATTAATAGTCAACACAACAGATTGACCTATTATAAGTGGTTGACTTAACCCTAAATTCCAATTGGCTAAAATATTTGGACTATTCCCACCAATATCTGTTTCAGTATAACCAGATGGAATCCAAGTTAGTTCAATTGTAGGTTCAGTAGTTGTAGTGGTCGTAGTAGGAACTACGGTAGTTGTTGTGGTTGTAGGTACAACTGTTGTTGTCGTGGTTGTTGGTGCTACTGTAGTAGTAGTGGTTGTAGGTACAATCTCTTCAACACACACATAATCACCAGTCCAATTACAATCACTACTTGGTTGTGCTTTAATATATTCTACACCATTATCACCATAATATTGTAAACTTGGGTCGAAATTAACCCCACGTCTATACATAAACTTCTGTTTGGTAAATACATTGTTTCTAATTAAGACACCTGCTTTACGTTGAATAATTGTTGCTGGTAATAATTCTCTCACAAACCTACTAAAGAATGAACCATAACGATTAATAAATGGATATACTATTTGAAATGTATAACCATTTGACTTCAAAGGGTCACCTTCTGGTCTATGTGCTCGTTTAAGATATTCTTCATAAATTTTTAATACAGTTGGGTAATAACCACCTTTAAAATCTGAAATAGTTTTGCGATTCTTAACATTAATTAACCTCATATTAATTAATTCAAGATATTCCAAGAAACTCATTTCTCCAATAGGTGGAAAGAATGGGTCTGGTGGAAGTAATGGTGGTGTGTAGCTACCATCATCAACAATGTAATAAGCACCTATAATGTCACCATAATTGATAGGAGTAGCCACCTTAAAATTGATTTTAGTTTTATCTGTACCGTCCAATGTAAAATCGGTGGTATTTTGTAATGTAATACCGTTTATGGTTATCTTAACCGAATCAACATCGAATGCTTTAAAATCTAAGAAATATGAGTATTGATTAGCACCCGCATTATATTGAACTTTTGATGATGGTATTGAGTCTACTCTATGTGCTTCTGACCTTTTCTCAGCATTTGATGGTATAGTACCATCTTTAATACACCAAACTCTTATAATTGCATTACCAGAATCCAAATATTGTTGTAATATTGCGTTTTGTATGTAAATCTGTTTACGATTTGTTGGGTTTATTATGAAATCGCCAGTAAATAATGATGTTCCTTTGGTTAAGGTTATACCATCTACAACTAATTGCACGTCACCTTTAGGTTCTTCACCTAATTCTACTATAATACCATTAGTAGTAATGCTTGGTTTTTGTACTATATATTCTACTGTGGTATAACCAGTTGACCCTAATTTATCATAAAGATATGTAAGGGTTATTATATCTTTTTCACCATTACTATGAGTGATTGCAAATTGGTTATTTAATATCACATCGGTAGGACTAACTCTAACATAATCGCCAACACCAGTACCACCAGAAGTAAGTGTAATACCATTAAAGTTTACTTGAATACCACTACCAGTTAAAGGTATTTCTGGTATACTAAAAGTATTTGTAGACACACCATATTCAAATGGTATGTTGATAAATATATATGGTTTGGTTACACCACTAGAACTAATTGGGTCATCCACGTTTTTATTATAACAATACACATCATATTCAATAGCACGTGCAATATCTAATGTTGCATCAATTTCTTTGGTATTCAACACTAACTCACTTTCATTTTGAAAATAAACTGGTGTTGAATAGTGATTTCTGTAAGTAGTTCCTGTTACACTATCCCATGACTTCTTATTATCAACAATTCTATTTAAAACAAATCCAACATTTCTAAAATTATCCATATATGCCTGACCACTATCAGCATTACCCGAAATTTGAAAATAAAAATCATTTGTTTCAACAGGTGCTGCTGGATAACCAGCATTATCAAATGGATACGATTCAGATGGTAAATCTTCTAAACTTAATGTAACAGTATTTGGGTTTATTTTACCTTCAACGGTATATATGTATTCAGTAATATTAATGAACGGTTCTGGAATTCCAATTAACAATAACATTGCTTTCAATGCTTGTCTAGTACCTTTAGATTTGAAAAAATAATTAGTATTAATAATTATTCTTCTCCAAAGTTCTAAATCAACTTCGGATGGTAGTAAATCATCACTACTAACTTCACCCTCATTACTAAAGAAAGAATTTGCTAATTGTTCTTCACTAACAATTGTGAATACATCCCAACCAAGAGATTTTGCTAAATTTTTAACCAATTGATTAGGCACATCATTTTTCTTGCCATAGGTAACTGTATTGATATTAACTAACGAATCTATAAATTGACGCATTTCATCAAATTCCCTACCATAAATTCTAAGTAGCTTGGTCATTTTACCTTCGTTTGTTAAGTCATATGTCTTAACTGATGCTGGTACTAAGAATCTTGCGATTAAATCTGTTTTAACACTATCGTATTTTTCACCGATAATTAACAAAGCATCTAAAAATCTTTGATATCTAGCACCACTAAAATCTATATTATAACCATCGGTAGTACCCCATGTTAATCTTCTATCGGTGTAAATAATTTCACCAGTTTCTAACAGAGTCGGTTCTTTGAAATATACATCATACCCTGTATTACCAGCGTTTCTATTCTTGATTAAATATTTTTCAATTTGATTAAGATTTCCTCTAAATTTATTATATATTACTGGTTCTGGTTTAATGTGATAATCAATACTGGCAGTACCACCAGATGCTTCTGGAAATGCATTACCTTGTACTTTTACATAAACATATGGTATGTTTGGTGTATCACCTGTAAATCCTAATAAATAATGCGAATTATCTTCTGAATAATCTTTTCTCCAAATAACATATTTACCATATGAAATGTTAACATTTTTTAATACATTACCATCTGGTTGTGAAGTGTTACCATAATTAAACACTAAACCAAATTTATTATCTATTATTGATGCTGGTATTCTAAAAGTAGATATGTCAGTATATTGATTATATACATAATCATATATGGTGGGGTTTGATGAAAAACCAATTTGGTCATCAACAAATAAACTAGCAGGAAATTTAGTTATAATTTGTTCTGTTGATACTCGAAGAAATTCACGAGTAGACCCAAATTTAACAAAGTTTTTTAAATCAGAACGGTCAAAATTCAAAGAAGCATTGGTGGTAAAATCAAAAATTTCTTGTGATTCAATAGAATTAATATCAAGAGTTTCTAACGTAACAGGTGTTACAAAAGAACTCAATACATTAGAATAGTTAATATTGGTTTTACCAACGAAATTAGATTCTAATTTGAAATTCCCGAAGCTAAATACTGTTTCTGATGCAGCATTTGTAAAATTTTGACCTATAAGGTCACCGTTTGCCCTCTTATTTATAACCTTTATTCTTGGCATTATATTACGTTCCTTAATATACTTTCAATGTTATTATATTCATAATACGGAATTCTAAGTAACTCTATTTTATGTTTTGTTGCAAATTGGTTTTTTATTTTATCATTATAATACAATTTTTTAAATCCATCTAAACCACCGAAAAAATCATTAGGTTGGAAATGTTGTTTTCCATCATATTCTATTAATAAATTTTTTTCTGGTATATAGAAATCATATGATAAACCCCTAACATTTTTACACTCACCAAATTTCTTTTCTTTAATATATTTAATATTATTTTTTTCTAAAAATCTCCTTATTTTTTTTCACCATTAGATTCTTTACATATTGGACACCCTTGACCAATTAAATGATGGTTTGGTTTTTGTTTGAAATCACCATGTTTTTTACATGTAATTATTATTTTTTGTTTACTGTGAACATAAATTACTTTTGAATAATCATAATAATTACCATGTATGTTTTTTGCTTCATCAATGAATTTAGCTTGACTTTTTATTTTTAGTTTTGATTTATGTTCGTTTGAACATTTTTTACAACCAGAACCTTTCAAATGAGCAGCAGGTGATTGTTCAAAAACACCATGTTTATCACAAATAATATTAATTTTGTTTTTATTATTAAAATAAACTATTTTGTCATAATCATATTTATCTCCATGAATTTCTTTTGATTTAACAATAAATTCTTCTCTACTTTTTTTTCTTAATTCAGAAGATGTTAAATATCCACATATTTTACAACCTTGTCCTGTTAAATGTGCAGATGGGGATTGTTTAAATTTCCCATGTTCCAAACATATAATTTTTACATTTTTTTTTGAATGTACATAGTCTACATTAGAATAATCGTATTTATCACCATGAATTTCTTTTGATTTTTTTATGAAATCATTTGTGTTTGATGTGTTTTTATATGTTATTTTATTATAATAACATTTTGGACAACCACTTCCATTCATATGAATATATGGGCTTTGTGTAAAATTACCATGCATTTTGCAGGTAATCACAACATTTATTCTTCTATTCACATAAACAGATTTACTATAATCATAAACACTATTATGTCTTATATTTGAACGTTCAATAAACACTTCTGTGGTAAGTCTTCTTGCCATTTATACTTGTTTAACTATAAATACGAAAAATCCCAATTATTTTTGGGATTCTCATAAATATAAATACTATAAAATATTATAAAAATCTATACTTTTTTATATTATTCTTGTGCACCAATTTCTTTAACTAATATTTCTTCTATAGAATCATAATTAAAATATGGTATTCTAATCAATTTTATTTTATTATTTATTGCATATTGATTTTTTATATTATCAATTACACTTTGTAATTTATATTGTTCAACCCCACCAAACAGTTTGACTGGTTTATAGTGTTGAATACCATCATATTCAATTAAAACATTATTATTGGGTATATAAAAATCAAAAAGTAATGGTTTTTGATTAATACAATTTTTAAATTTTTTTTGTTTAAGATATTTAACTTTTAAAAAATCTAACACCTGTCCTATTTTTTGTTCACCTTTAGATTCGCAACAAATTGGGCATCCCTTACCATTTAAATGATTATGTGGTGTTTGTTCAAATAACCCATGTATAGAACATATTATTTTTATTTTTTCATTAACATTAATATAGTCTACCATAGAATAGTCATATTTATCTAAATGTCTTTCATTTGCTCTTTTCTTAAACATAACATTCCCAATTCTATTACTCAAACCCTTTTTTTTATTACCACAAATTGGACACCCTTTGCCCTTTAAATGGTTATCTGGTGTTTGTTCAAAAATACCGTGTTTTTTACATATTATATTTACTTTTGTTTTACTATTAAAATAAATAACTTCGGAATAATCATATATGTCACCGTGTTTATTTTTAAAGGAAATGATAACATTTTTAGAACTTTTTCTTTTTTGTTCGTGAGATGTATTTCTACCACAAATTGGACACCCTCTACCATTTAGATGTTTAGCAGGTAGCATTTTAAAAACATCATGTTCTCTACATACAATAAAAACACATTCTTTAGAAGATATGTATTTAGTTAATGAATAATCATACACATCTCCGTGTTTATGTTTAGCTTTTTCAATAAAAATATCATTATTATATTTCATTAGTTTATATTCTCTGTAGCATTTTCTATTGTTTGACTTGAGTCAATTACTTCTCGTTTTTGTTTAACTTCATATAAAGGTACGTTTCCTACATCGTCCTTAATCTCATATAGGTCAAATTGATTTAATATGTTACCATCTTTGTCAAAGTTAGTTAATATACCATTATCTACGTCTTTAAGCTGATTATTTCCAACATAATTAACAACAGTGTCAATATCATTTTCAACTAACTCAACTTCCATTGCAATAGGATTAAAATTAGTGTTATACATTAATATTGTTTGGTTAGGAACACCAATGAATGGTTTCACATTTGGCTTAACATTAGAAGCAGATGCGGGTGTTAATTGTAAAAACAATAAATTACCAGAATCATCAAAACGATAACGAACAGCAGTTTGAGAAGTATTGCCAATATTTTCAGTAACAGCAATACATTTATTAGACGTTACAACGTATCTTGCTGTGTTTCTTAACTTCGACCCATCTGAATTAATATATTCAATTCTATACCCTTGTAAGGCATTATTGCTTTGTAAATTTTCATCTAAGCTATTAGCATTGAGGACAATACCTTTAACTGTTGGTAATGAAGATAATACTCCACAATCCACAATAATAGTTTCTATTCCTTTTGGTCTAATATATATTGTATATATACCTAACACATTAAAAATAGTTGCTGGTAATGTAAGATTATACATACCTTCTAATAAATTATCACCATCTGGTAATTTTAATTCTGTTATTATTTGCTCTGCATCAATACGTGTTGTTGTGTTTGATGGTGTTTCTCTATCCGCAGAATACGTATAAAAAACCTCCATATCAGTAATTGCTACATCTGACGGGCGTATATTTCCATAAATACCGGTTGCCATTATATTTTCTTATTTAGTATTTGTTCAATGTTATTATATTCAAAAAATGATATTCTATTTATTAATAATATCACTATGTATTATTTATTATATTATAGTATGCACCACCAGCATAATAAGTTAACTCAGTTAAGTTGCCAATGTTTCTTAATCTATAATTTTTATCTAAAATTTGTTGTTCTTCTCTTATTATAAATACGTTATTATCAACTAATGGTTTAGCAATAACATTTTGCAAATTTTCATCTTTAATATAAGGTAAATTTGAAAAATTATTAGTATCTGAATAACCAGAAGATGTAAAAGTATATGTTGTTGTACCACCAGTTACATTATCAACATACGTAATACCACCAATATAATAGGTATATGTAATACCTGTGGTTGTTAAACCAGTATTTACACCATCTATAGCTGGTGTTGTTGAAGTATAATATAATTTATTTAACGTACCCGACCTTGCATATTTTTTAAGTTCGCTAAGTCTAGATGAGGAAGTGCCAGTAATTGTATTCACTTCTATTGGAAACGTTGAACCAGTTGGGAAATTATATGATGTTTGACAAACAGTTTCACCAGATGTTGCTGCTGATAGTGCTGCACAATCTAAATTACCCTGTACGTAGAAATCAGAAGTAATAGTATTAAAAAAACCCAAATCATTCATATTTTGTGTCAACAAAAAATTAACACAATATGTTACACCAGTATCTGGAATTATCACATAACAGTTTCCAGTGCAACCAGTAGTTGCACCTGTTGTGGTTATCTGTAAAAACTTCTTCTTAATTAATTCCATTAAATATTTAGGTTTGTACGCTTACGAAGGAAGACACGAATATCCTTTTCTGGGTATTTTATCTCAAACATGGAATTTTCCGAAGAATAAATAGTTTGATTTTGTAACACTATTTGACCAGTTACTGTGTTAGATATTTCTTGTGGTATTACGTTGACTGAATAAAGACCGTTTATTTTATTATATACTATTATATTCAAAACATTTATTACACCTGTTACATTATTTATTGCTTCGATAAGCGGTCCTAAATAAATGTCTTCATTCATATTATGAGTATTAATATTAAAATAATTTGTCACTGTGGTAATAATTGAGTTTGCTACTTCTTTATTACTACCATCTGTCACATACACATCAATATCAAAAGCCAAATTAAATATTCTACCGTTACGTATCTCAATATAGTCATTAACCATTCTATATTCAGTTAAATATTCGGCAATATTGTTTTTCAATACAGTATTTGATGTATTGCTCAACTTACCAGCACTATTTAAACTAAGTATTGGTATTACCACTTTATTGTTTTCTCTATAGGCATTCGCTCTAAATGGAGAACCATATTTACCGGGTATTTTAAACACTTGAAATAGATAATCATTGATGGTGACATCCCTATTTTGTGAGGAAAAATTATATTTTATTAAATTTCTAACCTCTTCAACATTCAATGCATCATTACCACCAATAGCAGGTATAGGATTATTAACCGTAATACTTCTTCTTACTTGTGTATTAAAATCTTGGCGAGGACCTTGTACTGACATATTAAAATTACCTAATGACGTAAGTACATTAGTACCAACATTTGATTGGCTACCACCACCAGTACGATATCGTATAAACAATGTATTACCTTTTGGTAGAATATCACCCAATGCTCTATTACCTAATAAATTATTTAAAAATTCTTGATTAGTTACTGGTATTTTTAAGAAACAATTTTCAGCATTTACTAATGTTTGGTCACCAGAACCCCAATTAAGAGTACAAAACCCATTAGGTGTGAACTCTTTTAAAAATTTCTTGGTAGTTTTTAACCAAACACCTGCTTTAATTCCTGTATTACCTGTTGTTAATACGTTAGTACCACCGTTAGTGTCTTCAACAAATACATTTTGTTGTGCCAACCAATTAACTTCATACCATTTATTGTCAGGATTATTCCATTCTGCTTCTGTTGGATTACCAGTAAAATTAGTTCCTTGAAGAACAATCATATCTTGTATCTCCAATACGTCAGGGTCTGGTAATGTTAATTCATAGAATGGTACTGTTTCTGCATCACGAATAATTCTTTTAAAAATATTAGTTCTACCATTCTTAACTAATTCACGCTTAGTTACTTGATAACTTTGAATGATACCATTAGAATCATAATTAGGTATAATTGACCTGTTTGCTTGTCCTTGATTACTTATAGGGCTATTCCAATCAATTACTTCTTGTGTTTCGAAAGTCTGTCCAGCACCTACTACTTGTGAACCCACCAATAGTTGTGGATAATAATCAGCATCTGGCGTGTCACCCTTTACTGGAACTGTTACCGTAAAATCAACAAGGGTTATTGATGGTGTTTTACCACCAACATTAAAACCTAAATTTTTTGCTATTTGGTATATACTTGCTGTTTGTTGTGCATAATCAATCTGTGTTTCCTGAAACGCTCTATCGGTGTTGACAGAAAGGTTATTCGTTACACCAGCATTAAGGTCAATTAATAAAGAACCAATTGAAGAGTCAGTAAAATCTTGTAATATTTCGGGATAATATTGCTCTATAAAGGTAATTAACTCTGCCTTAATTTCAGTGAAGGTTCTTCTGTTATATGATATTATATTGTCTGCCATGTTTTTATTATTTCAAATTAAAAGTTTATTGTCAAACGTCCAGCTTCACTAAACGTATCTTCTGAATAAACAAAATTAATAACTACTCGAATTTCATTATCACCTACTGATTCCCCTATATCATCTAAACCCTCTGAATAGAAAGATACTTTGTTGATGGTGAGTTCTGGTATAAATTCTTTTACCGTTATTTTTATTTCTCTCTCAATCTCACTAATAGTTAAAGTGTCTTTTGGTTCAAAAACATACTGTATTAAATTTGTTCCAAAGTTCGGATTGTAATATCTTTCTCCTTTTTGTGTTAATAACAAAAAAAGTAAATTAGATGTTAATGCATCTTTAGTTACCTCATTCATTTGAAAATACTGATTCTTCTCAGTATCATCTGTTAAAGGGAATTTTATGTTGATTGATTTCATTAAATATGTTTTTTATAAATACCCACATAAAAAAAAATCCACCCGAATTGAGTGGATTTTTCAACTAATAAATAGTTTGAGTTTTAAATAAAAACTCGAATATGGAACTATTTTTTCTTCTTATCTAGTTTTGTTTGTGCTTTTTTCTCGTCCTCTTTTTGTTTCTTTTGTTCATATAAAGATTCAATTGACATTTTTAATAATAATACTTCATCAGCACCATGCTTTTCCAAGAAACCACTATTAGTAGTAAAATCAAATGGCTCTACTTTAATAGTACCCTTTTCAAGGTCAACTTGTAGTCGTGTTAATTCTTCATCAATAACCTTTATTTGAATATCTTCTTCTACAAGACCATCTAAAATCTCTTCGTTAATAAAAACGATTGCTTGTACACCGTCAGTAATGTATTCTACTTTAACATTCTGCTTTTCAATCTGTACTGGTCTTTTTTTCAAATCATCATTGGCAACCAATCTAAATTCTACCCAACTAGGTATTGATGTGTTATCTAATGCTTTGTTAAACAGGGCTTTTGTTTCATCTGAAACTTCTCTAAAATTTGTCATATAATTGTATTTAAGTTAATAATATTTAATCTTGACATCTCCAATAAAAATCGGAATTACTTGCTAATCCACCTTCTTCTTTTTTTCTTTTTTATTGACTTCGAAATTTTCAACCAATTTTTCGTAAGGAGTTTTAGTTGTTTCTACAACACCATACGTTTCTTCAAATTTCTTTTCTGACTTCTCAATATTTTCTGTTATTTTAGAAATATTGTCTTCATACTTCTCTTTTAATTTTTCAAAATCAACTTTCAGTTTATTGAGTTCACTCTTCATATTTTCTATGATAGCAAGCATTGCCCATTTTTCGTCTTCTTGTTTAATTTCATCCATAATTTCTTTGTTATGTGCTACTTTTTCAACGCTTGAAAGTTCTTCTATTTCTTTATCAGATAGAATTTTCTCACCAGCATCTTTAAGTCTATTTTCGATTGCTTTATTAGGTTCTATAACCTTTTCTGCCTTTTCTTCGATGGTTTTCATATACTCTGTTAGCTCTTCGTCTTTTTTACCAGTTACTAAGGCTTGTTGCATTTTTTTTAGGAAATCACTCATTTTAAATTTTTTCTATTTTTTCACCATTTAATTTTATTACTTCAAAAATCGGTTTCTCAATTTTTTCGTTGTTTTCAGTAATTTCGATTTTTTGAAGGATTCTTTTTCTAAAGTTTTTTATTTTAAAACCATATAACTCACCATATTCGTCATTTATCCAAACTTGCTTTATATTAATTAACTCAACAAATATATCACTTTCTTCTGACAATTCAAAGGTTTTATACTTAGCAGGAATAAAAAATTCCAATACTCTATGTTTTGAGTTTATTTGTTTAACATGTAAAAATTCAGTTAACTGTTCAATTTTATTAATAGCTGTTTCGTTTTCACGTATTACTTTTAATGGGTATTTTTTATTAAGTGCCTTTTCATATTCATTCATAGATTCAAAACCTGTATTAGATTTATCTGTCTTAGTTTCAACAATTTCATTTACTTTGGCAATACCATTTTCAACTGATTTGTTAGTAAACATAAATTCAATTGGGTATGTGTCGTCTGTTGTTACTCTTTCTGTTATTTCATTGCGAATAACATCACCTAATGTTTTACCATAATTTCTACTCTTAGGGTCAAAGAAACCATAATGTTCATACCTTCTTCCAAACTTATCTTTTCTGGTTTTAGATTTTGATTTATCGTCCTTACTTTTAATTATTTTACCGTCTTTATCTCTTTGTATTCTCTTCGCAACCTTACCTATGTTTTTAACTTCATCATCAGTTTTACCGTAGTTATTTAAACCCCACTTAGTTGCTGACATTTCTATTTGTTCTGGTGTAGAATTACGCATGAATTTGTCTGCTTTCTTTAAGATTTCATAATAATCTTTGATTATTTTTTCTTGTCTTATACCACTTAAAATCATTTCAATAAAAGAATTTCTGTGCTGCATTCTAATATTATACTTATTTTTCTCGTTTATGTTGTCTGGTTTTGTTCTAAATATATCGTCTTCACTTCTATATAAAACTAATGATAAACTAATGATAATTTTATACCATACACCAATAAACCATAGGAATATTTTTTCAAAATATTTTTTCATTCTCCAATATTTTTTCTATTTTATTAATATTATTATATTTAATTCTAATTAGTTTTATTTTTTTTCTTTCACAATAATTATTTTTTATTTTATCTGTTTTTTTTAATAAATTAAATGCACCAACACCACCAAACGTATTTATGGGTTTATAATGTTGTATTCCATCAAATTCAATCAATGTGTTATTATTACATAAATAAAAATCAAAAGGTAGTTTATTTTTCTTACCCCTACAGTCCTCAAACGTTTTTTGATATTCAAAAGTAATACCCCTTTCCATTAAAATATTTCTTATTATTTTCTCACCCTTAGACTCTCTACAAATTGGACATCCTTGCCCATTTAAATGCATTGAAGGTGTTTGTTCAAATTCACCATGTTCTGGACAAATAATAATTACTTTTCTTTTGGAATTCAAATAACTAACCTTAGAATAATCATATTTATTGTTATGTATTACCACAGATTCTTTTATGAATACATCTGTCTTTTTTGTATATTCATTACTTTTTATCACATAAGCACATTTTGGACATCCTTGCCCATTTAAATGCATTGAAGGTGTTTGTTCAAATTCACCATGTTCTGGACAAATAATAATTACTTTTCTTTTGGAATTCAAATAACTAACCTTAGAATAATCATATTTATTACCATGTATGTCTTTTGCTTTTTTTATAAAAGAAAAATTTGTTAGAAATTTTTGTTTTCTTGCTTCTTCAATCCCGCAAAATTTACAACCACAACCCAATAAATGTCTATTGGGTGTTTGTTCAAATTCACCATGTTCTGGACAAATAATTTTTACCTTTATTTGACTATGATTATATTTAATCAACGAATAATCATATTTATTACCATGTATGTCTTTTGCTTTTTTTATAAAAAAAATCGTATTTAATCTTTTTCTCATATTTATAAATACTAACTTATTTAAAAAAAAGTTTATTAAAGACTAAAACCTTTCTTAATTTTATTTAAAATCTTTTCCAACATATTTTGTTTATACAATATTCAATTGTTCCATAACTACAGATTCATAAAATTCTGCACGTTTATTAGTAACATTTTTTAGGTTATATTTTTCGGAAAAATCTCTATGTAAATTTTCACCTAATTCTTTACGTAAAACAGGATTAAGAATAAGTTGTTTAAGATACTTATACCAATACTTATCTAAATTCTTTTCCTTTCTTTTATCACCTTTACTATTCGAAGTAGGAATCAATACACAATTCTCCATATGACGACCATCAACATTATAAGGTATCACATCAGTACAAACAACTGGTAATTTACGTGACCAGCATTCAACTTGTTTCAAATTAGAGTTATGGTTTATAATGCCATTACCATTATATTTATGTATATTATCTACTTCCACATCATATACATCATTTGTATTTTCAATAATATCAGTAACTATAATCTCGAAATTTTGTTCTTGAAACCTATTACTATGTGGTTTTTCTGTTAGTAGTTTAAGTTTTTCTTGTTTAATTTCTGAGACAAAACCAATTTCTTTATAAAACATATCCGATGCTGCTCTTGTAAGACGTAAATTATAATAATTTTTCTTATAGCGTTTATTGGGTGCAACATCAATCTTACCTATTATGTCAAATCCAAGTAATAATGTTTGTACTTGTTTCATTAATATTAAACTTTTACTTGTTAATGAAACAAATGAACCATCAGTTGAAACTGTACCATCTGCTTCAAACAAACCACGTAAAAATTCTTTTATCACTGATTTAGGTGATTTAAGAATAAAATGGGGAATTTCAAATACTTTACCATTTTCATTTTTTAGGTTTTCTTGAATACAAATACTTGCCAAATGTTTTGATGTTAAATTTATATCAACACCATATCCTTCTTTACTAATTGTAGTTTTACATCTTTTATCAATTTTGTCATAAATTAATTTTGGATGTAACCCCATTTTATTGGATAATTTAACTATATCTTTCACTACATCATCATATCTTTTATCACATGAAATTCTTAAATAATTTGTTGAAAAATGACCATCACCAATCATATATCCAAAAAATCTACCATAGTCTTCATTGATGGTTATTGATGGCATCATTTCTTTTGTTGCACATTCAAGTGTAATGTCATCAACCCTTTTACTTAACAACATAGGGTAATGAATTTTTTGATATTCAGTTGATTCGAAATCAAAAGATGTTAATTCTATTTTATCTCCAACACCAAATTCAGACATTGGTTTCCATTTATCATCAACAAAAATTCTATGTGTTGGTGTACCTTCTAACTCAACACCAATATTTGTTTTTAATTTTAACGTTTTTTCATTATCATATTTAAAATATGATATAACATCATTATTTAATATTTTCAGGTCATCATATTTATTTTCAACCAAATCTTTTATTTTAATAATACCTTTATTTGTGTTTATTAATGTATCACCAACAACACACTTCATATGATTAAACTCATGGTCTGCTAATGGTGCTATTGCAATGTCAGTTTCATTTAATACTTCTGCATATATATTTGCTTTGCGAGTCCATCTACGTGCAAAATTACCCTCATTCGGATACGTATTACGTTCGTAGTTATTCAACCATTTTATATATTCATCATCTTCAATAATACTATGATTATCAGTAAGGATATTTTCATAAACTAAATATATTGATTGTTCAGAATCAATAGGTCTTTCTTTAGTAGTGAATACTTTATTTCTAAACGCTTCTTTAACATCATTAGGTACTCTTGTCAATACATCTACATTACCTCTTGATTTATTCACAGCATTAACCATATCTTTATCCCAAATACCAATTCTTTGAAGAACCTTTCTAAATTCTTGATTGAATGTAATGTCTGTGGTATTACCTTCTGTATCCCAACCAGCTAATTGTATCTTAAATTTACCTTTGGTTTGTTTATCATTATTTAATCTGGCAATTGCGCCTTTTAATTGTTCAACATCACCTTTATGGCTGGACCCAGCCATATATGTAATACGAACTAATCCGTCAGGGTCTGGTTTCCAATTATTTTTAAATTGTTTCATCCATGTTGGGTCAACAGAGTTAGGCAATACAACCACATTATCTTTACCAGTTACTTTTCTTATTTCTTCCGCAAAATAGTCAGATGTAGTTGTTACATAATCAGCAATTTTTAGGTTATCTAAAATCTCTTCCCATAATCTTCTTTCTTGTGAAATAGAATAATAAGGGTGAGACTTATCTAAGTACCAATAATCATCAATATCCATTACAAGCGTAACATTAGCTTCTTTAAGTTCATTTGCTAATCTTAGCATATTAGGAGTACCACCCACTAATTGTCTGTGATAGTGAATAATATGAAACGATTTCAAATAATCAATAGTTTTAGGATTATTAAAATCCAATTCTGAATTAAATTCAACTCTAAATTTATCCGAATGGTCACGTTCTAATTGAGTAGCTGGGGTTTGTGTACGAAAATAGTTTACACCTGCCGTATCAAAATTTACAAATAATATTTTAATTTTATCGTTATTGTTCATTTAATTTTTATTTAAATATTTCTCAAATTTATTTTTCTTTCTTTTTAAGTATAATGAGGCATCATTATAAATATAGTCATATATTTTCTTTGTATTACCATTTCCACAATAATTTAAACTTCTTATATTATTGTTTCTTTCAGGATGTCTAATTCTTAATTTTGTTTTATTTAACTTACAATTTTCAATTAAAATATCTTGAATTGATAGTATCATATTTTCTGTACCAGTAAAATCAACAGATAATCCATTTTTATAATAATATTGTACTCCACCATCTCCATCAAAATATCCTCTTATAAAATGAGAATATAAATTTTCATTTAACCAATTTGGAAACTTTAACTTAAACGTTTTATTTGGAATAACACCAATATCATTTAACCTATATGACATATATTTTGAATTAATTGTCATTCTATAGGTTAATTTTCTACCACCCTTTCCTTGGTATGTTGATATAGGTTTATTTGTTTTTAACAAATCTTTTAATTCATATAATATATAAGAATCTTCATCACCATTTAACCTTAATGATATTTCAGTCTTTTTTGTTGAATTTGTTCCGTCAGCATATAAAAATCCTAAAAAATATGCTTTTTCTTCACAATCAATAATATCAAAAAAATTTTCATTAAGCATAAATTTTCTTCTTGTTTGAAAATCCTTATGGTGTTTTTTAAAAAGATTCCTTTTTTTTAAAAAATTTCTTAGTGAATATACAGGAATATTATATTTTTTAGATAAATTAATTAAATTTCTATCAACACCATAATTTCTAATAATTTCTTCGTTTAATAATTTATTAGAAAAATAATTATTTCTTTTGGGAATAGAAATACCATATTCATCTAACAATTTACGAATAGTATTTCTTGAAGAATTATATTTTTTTTTAAGTAAAGAAATTTTACCATGTTCAATATAGTCATTAATCATTAAAGTAATCTTGTCTTCCATGTATATGTTGTGTTTATTATAATTTTTTATAATTTATTATAAATACTAAAAAAAACCAAAAGTTTTGGCTAACACTAAAAATTATTATAAAATTTTATTGTTCTGTTTCTGGTGTAGAAATTACTGTTGGATTTATATCCCTTTTCTTTCTATTTATTTTCTTTATTGAAGTATCTTTTTCAACTGCACCATCTATAATTTCCCCTTTTTTTGGTGCTGTTACCTTTGGTGGTTCTGGTTTTTGTTTTTTATAGAAATCATTTTTGGAAACTTCAACGATAGAAATCATACCTTTCATTCTTAATTTGTGAATACTTATTGGTAAATTACCTGCCTCAATGTATGCTTCTGCACCTGAATTTAATTTAAATGATTTTTTTATAAAACCACCAGAATATTCGATTTCAACCATCGAATCTTTTTTTACGTGTCTTTTCGGTAATGAATTGGTAATGTTTTTTATTTTAAAATATCCCATATATGTAAATTTAAATTTAATCTAATCCTTGCACCATGATATCACTATATTTAATTCCATCGTAACCCATTTGACGTGCTTTTTCACTTATCGCTCTGTTCATAATACTTTCAGGTGCTACACCATATTTTTCACCAACCTTCTTAAAATCAACATTTGGAAACCAATATCTTGCCAACACTGCAACTGGATTAGGTTCTCTATGAAAAGAAATTTTCATATCATCCGTATCCAATAAATTATCAAACTCAATATCATATGCTTTATAACCATTATCTGGTTTTAAAGCAAAGAAATTACCTACTTTAGATTTTTCAGTTATAGGTTTTTTTCTATATGCTTTTATTTTTCTTTTTTTTGTGTTTATAACACTATCATCGTGCAAATACCCTCTATCATCATCGTCACCCATCATTTCGCTTTCTAATGCAGCTAAAAATTCAGAAGTGCTAACGCCTGAATCGGGTTCGTTCATTGCATTTATTTGGTCTTGTGCCACAACTTCTTCAATTCCTGTTTGGTTCTCATATTCCCAAATATCTTGTATTTTATTTAAAACCCTTGCAGCATCTTTTACATTCAAATTTACTTGAAATGCGGTAAATGGTTTTTGCTTTGCTATTGCTTTACCTAACCTGTGGTGTCCATCTAAAACTGAATTATCATTAGCACACCACGATGGTTGAATATTATCGTCTGCAATATCGGAAATCTTTTCCAAAGAAACAAGTCCTTGGAGTGGTTTAAATTCACTTGCAGGTAATTTTATTTTACGATAACCAATACCATCATCATTTAGTTTATTTAAAACGTATGTGAAGGGTGCAGAAATCTGAGGAAGCCATTTTGGTTTGTAACGTAAATCTATCATAATAAATATCGTATTTTTTTATAAATACTCTGGATTGTGAATTTTATCCTGTGCTCTCTATGAATTCAATATCTTTTACAGGTATTTTTTCAGGTGTATCATATGATTTACTTCTGGCTCTATGTGTATAAACATAAAAACCATTCTTATCTGCACCCAAACTTATACCATCTGTTTTAGGTGATTTATTTTTTAATTCTTCTGGTATTGATATCCCCTTAACAAAACCACCTTCCTTATATTCACCAATACCGTATTGTAGTATTTTCTCCTTCATTTCTTTAGGAATATTCTTGGATGCTTTTAAAGATTCTGTTGGTGATTTACCCTCTGTAATTATTTTATAAATTTCTTCATATATCAATGTTTTAATGCTGTTGACTGTTTCCAATAATCGTATTGAACCATTATCAACAGCATAAACATTAATTCGAACTACGTCAGCTAGTTCATCCCTTAATGGGAGTAAAATTTTAAATTCTTTCTCTCTATCATCATAAACATCAACTTCCTTTACATTAGGAAATTTTTGTAAGAAACGTTTAATTCTTAAATCCTTATCTTTATCAGCACCACTATTGGCCGAGATTTCATCTACTTTTATATTATATTTTTGTAATATCTTCTCGATAGCTGGTATGATTTTAGTAACTCTAGCAGTAAGAATTACCACATACGTATCTGGCCTTGCCATATCCGCATTTAATCTCCTTACAGTATCGGGAAATACTTTTATGTCAAATACATCTAAATTTAAACTCTCAGGTATGCCCCACCATCCTTCATGTGAGTATGCCTTACCAGTTTTCTGTTTCCATATTTCTCTACCAGTATCTGGCATCGGTGAATCAACCAATGTACCATCAAAATCGTAAAATGCTATTCTTGTTATCATCATCAAAATTAAATTTATTATTTTACCAAGGTACTTCAACCACCTCACCAGTTAATTCTAAACCAAAAGCAATTGATTTCCAATTTGTTATTTTATTAGAATCATAGGGTTTACCACCATTTTTTCTATTAATAGCAATAGTAATGTGTGGTATTTCAGTAACACTAGGAACAACAGTTTCTACACCAACTGCCATTGTTTTATCATTATATCCTACTGTTCTTACTTTTAATAATACTTTTTCACCTAAATATTTTTCCCATTCAGGTTTTATTTTTCCCATATTAATAGTCATATGATGTGCTATTTTTTCCCAACCATTAGGAATATTACCAGCAAGATTCGCAAGCAACATTGACCTAGAACTTTCATCCAAAACCACTGCACTATATGTAATGTTTCTTTTTTTATTTTTCATTTCAGATTCATTAAGAGAAGAACTATTTTGCTTAACAAAGTTTAAAAGTTCTTCTCTATTATTATTTAATCTATCATTATATATGTTTCTTATTATTTCATTTAGTATAACACCCCTATTTTTTGGTGGTATATTCATTGCAATTAAATCATTACCATTAATCTCTAACTCACCAACATTCAATGGGTACTTAGGTGACTTCAATTCTTTAACCGCTACTTGCAATTCCTGTGGTAATATCTTACTGTCTAAAGTTTGCGGAGCAGTTTTTGCCATTAAATTCACCACCAATCTATTCTTGGGTTTATTATTACTAACGTTTTTAAATGCTGTTTCCAAAGCTAATATTTCACGATAAACTGGACTTCCTGTTGATTTTTCAGTCATAAACGTGTTTATAAATAACCCAGAAGGGCTTTGAGCATTACTTGTTAATAAGTAAAAGTATTCTCCAAGTGTTTTAACTGCTTCAAAAGGATTTCTATCAAAAGTAGATTGTTTTGGTTCGAAACCAAATAATTCTTTAAATATTTTACTATCCTTTAATAGTTGAGCACCTTTTCTTTTATCACCATTCTTATCAATAATTTTCATAATTTCACCCAAACTTCTCTCCTTCGCCATTTTGCTGATATTACCAGCATTGGCTTGAATCAACTTCATAGTTTCTGGTTCAATGTCATAGGAAAATCTAGCTGCGAACTGAATCATACGCATCATACGTAATGGGTCGTCAATAAACGCTTGTGAATTAGTCATAGACATGACTTTATTCTTAATATCTTCAAGACCATTTAATGGGTCTATGAAACTACCTGTGTTTATATTGATTGCCATAGAGTTTATTTTAGCATCCCTACGAGTCAAATCTTGCTCAATTGGTAAGTTTTCATCACTACTTACATCAAAATCTTTGTGACCACCACCAGTTGCTTGTTCAGTTCTAGGTAACCCTATATCGTAATCAAGACCATCTTGTTTATTAATAAACTTAATAACACTAAACGATTCACCTTCTAAATTAGCTCTACCAAAATTTCTAAGTATGTTAAGCAGCTTTTCAAATGGTATTAGTCTAACCACCAAATCAATATCTTTATTTGGTTTACCCAATAAAATATCACGTACTATACCACCAACAGCATATACCTCACCTCCTTGACTCATAATTGCTTTCATAAAAGGTTTATTTCTCATTTCTTCAATAAATTGAGTTATTTTTGGATTCTCATTTATATTCATTTCACCTTCATCAAGTAATTTTTGTCTCACAGGAAACTGTGTTTGATTTTTATTTTTATCTGAAAACACTAACAAATCGCTTTTCACTACTATTGGTTTTTTAAATTTATGTACATATTTTTTACCTTCACCCTTTTTCACATAAGCAATTGTCATGTGTGGATGATAATCTTTATACGTAAGGGTTGCAGGAAAGGTTTCAACTTGTTTACGTAATTTTAACACTTCTGCTGTTGGACGTACATCTATCTTAACAACATCAAAATTAGGATTCTCAAACATAGAAATACCCTCTAATTCTACTTCAATGGGTTCTTTTATGTTTTCTATAACATCTTTAAAACTATCTGCCGTGATTTCTTTATGGAAACCATAAAGAATGGTAATATGGGGTTCATCTTCTTTTCCGAATGTTCCTGAACCATCATCATATAAATCTTCGTCCTTAATCTTACCAATAATACTATCCCATTTTGGAATATCAAAGTATGCCATTAACCAACCGTAGTTAATTTTTTCTTCTTTTAAGATTCCTTTTATTGCCTCAGTAATTATGTTTTTAACATTGATAGACTCACTAAATATTTCTTTATTTATTTTAGCATAATCTTTCATTAAAATTGCTGCAATTGCATTTGCTTCATTTTCAACTTCCGAACCAACACTATTATCCATATCACGATTATCCAACTGTTGTTTCTTATGTACCAACTCATGTGCCAACGTTCTAAGAATATCTGCTGTCAATCTTTGGTGTACAGACACCTCAATTTTATCCAAATCACCATAAAACGTACCTAATGATGCTTTTTCTTTACTATATTCATCACCATCTACAAAAACTATTTCAGGTGCTACTTCAAGACCAATTCTCTTCGTTGCCCAATTAATAAAATGTTGAATAACACTTTCTTTATTAGAACTCATTTCTTCATTCATTGATGGTGAAACAATTTTTCTATTGTAATCACTAATCTTTTTATATGGAAAAGATAACTTAGGATTAATCATTTTAGCTCTATCTAAAAATGTATGAAATATTAAATTCGATTCTTCCTGAGATAACCCAAATTTGTCTAAAATTGATGTGTCTGCATCATGACCATATAAAAATTGTGATTCTCCAACCATAAATTGGTTGGTGCATCCTTCTCTATGAACAGTTATAAATTCAACGGGTGGTTTTTTCCACCATTCATCGACAGATTTTAAAACACCTAAATGATTTAACTCTTCAATCATATTATCATGTAACAAATCATCTTCACTATTAGTTTGAACATACAGATTCCCTTTATTATCTATAATTCCTCTAACATCACATTTAAACCCTTTTAAATTTTTTGGGTTTTTTATAATATAGTTAGGAATATTATCATACCTTGTAATATCAGCAACAACATTTTCTTGATTTAAAATATCATATTGTTTGTTAAATTCTTGTTCTTCATCAGGCATAACCCCTCTATTTTGTAAGAATTTATCACCAACACCTTCTTCAACACCCATTTCAGATAATTCTGTTATTTTTTTATGTGGAAACTCTAATTTAGGATTTATTTTTTTTGCTAAATCTAAAAATCTATCAAAATATTTTCTATTTTCTATTTTTTCTGGACTCATACTATACCATTCGTTAGATTCACCAACCATGAATTCATTAGTACAACCGTTTCTTTGTACTGTTACAAAATTCTCTGGTAATTTAAGCCACCATTGGTATTGTTGTACTAATAATTTTTCATCAATTAAAGCATCGACTAAATTTATATGTGTAAACCATTTTTGGTCACTTCTTGATGCAACATATAAATTTCCTTTACTATCAATAACACCCCTTACATCACATTGTAAATTATATATATTTTTAGGATTTTTTATTAAAAAATTATCTTTCTGTTCTGGATATGTTTTTAAATTAGTAATGATATTTTCTTGTGCTGCATAATATTCTTTGTTGAATTCATCTTCTTCATCAGGCATAATCCCTCTGTTTTGTAAGAACTTATCACCAACACCTTCTTCGACACCTTTATTAATTTCACCGTCACTTATCACATAATATATTATTCCACCATCTTTAATTGTTCTTTTAACTGGAATACCATTTTTCTGTAATCCCTTTTCAATAAACATTTGATTTATATTTGCACGTCTTTGGTCTTCCGCATTATCCTTTTTAGGAATATAAGAAACCATGTTAACAGTTCCATATAATTCTGCTGCTTTTTTATATGCTGCTTTTGTTGCTAACGCAACAGTAGATAATATTTTTAATGGTTCACCTGTATTAAGTGTTGGATAATTATCTGGTATATTTTTACTGAATCTATTTTTAACATTATCTTTATGTGTTGCTGGTGTCCCATCACGCATTTTTTCATGATACTCTCGTAGTGTATAACTAACCGACATAACTAACATATTTAATGGCATTTCACTATAAAAGAAAGACTTGTCTGGTTCACTTAAAGTTTCGTTATTAAGAAAATATCTTTTAGGTAATACATTAAAAGCTGTTTGAATTACATATTCACCACCATCATTAGTTGTAAATGAAAACTCCACACCTTCTTTTGTTACTAAATCAACAGTTAATCTATATGGTTCAATGTTTGCTTCACCAATTTCATTTAGGTTTTCTTGCTCATACAATCCATTAACATATTCTATCTCTTGATTAGTTGAGAAATAGTTACCATCCCAATATAATTTATCTGCATCAATATACACATTCATTATTACTGGTTTACCTCTACCCATTAACATATTACCATATGTTGTTGCGGTTTTTTCGTCTGTAGAAAAATAACTACCAGCTAAAAATTTATTAGATTTTAATATTTTTTTGTAATTTGCTGGTGTTGTTCCGTGCCACACACTAACGAATTTCTTACCGTCTCTTTCTACAACAGGCATGTTTTTTTCAGCCGCAATCTTCAAAGTCATATCACTAATATACCCTTCTGCTACATTAACAGTATTTGGTTTATGTGAGTGCCCATCTTGTAATTTTTTATATGATACAGCACCAGTATCACCCTGACTACATGGTTCAGAAGTACCATCTGCCTTACCACCCAACATACAAGATTTTTTAATGACAGGTTCTGTCATTTTAGGCATCCAAGATTTAATTCTTTCTTCGAACACAAACGTTGCATCTGGTTTTCTTCTTATTTGTGAATATGCTTTACCTATGTTTGTGAATGTTGGTTTACCTTTCTTTTCAATATTACCATTCATATAATATAATGCAGCTTCACCATTAATTCCAATTAACACAGCGTCTTGTTTGTTTTTTTTACCCAAATCAATTATCCAATTCTTAAATGTTTCGGATGTCATAAATTCTGGTCTAGGAATAAAAAATGATTGTTCTCTAACTGGTACAGTACCTTGTTGACCTGTTGATAATTCTTCCCAATGACCTATTAGTGGAGTAAAACCAGCTTTTTTTGCTTGTAATTCTCTTGACAAAGTATCGTTTGCTATTTTGTTTTGAGCAAGAGTATTTTCATTTCTATTTGCCGACATTATAGCAAAATCACCTTTCATGTGATTGGTCAATCGGTTAATACCTGCTTCGTCTATTTCTTCTTTATTAGTTCCAACAAAATCAAAACCAACATATTCATTATCATTGAATTCAATACTCCCCAATTCCTCAATACTACCATCTTTACTAATAAGAAAAGCATTCTTATTTTCACCAACAATAAATGCTTCTTGTTCAAATTTATCAGATATTTTTTTCATTAATCTAATAAATTGACCGTTATCCAACCTATCAGGTTTTTTTACGATGTAAGATTGTTCTTGTGTGCTTGTATTACCATCCCATTCACCAATTCCAATAACATATTCAAAATCTCCTTTATTAAAAAAATCACCTAAAATTTTACTGTTTTTATTATTTTTTTTGTTGTTGCTTAAACTATGTGGTGAAATAATACCAAATACACTACTAATAATATTCATAAGACCATCCAACTCATTTTTATTAATCAAAGTTTGGTCTTCATCTACTAATTCATCATCTGAACCATTTTGAGTCATATATAATGATGTACCATCTTCCATAACATATTTATCAGATTCGGGTGATGCATCTGACACAAAATTATATTCTAAATCTTCACTAACCAAACCAAATCTCTTTAAGAAATCTTGTAGTTTCATTAAATTATTATAATATTTAACGTCATCATTTGCCGTTTCTAAACCCTTTTGATAATTCTGAACATTAATCAGATAGTTTCTATATAAGTCAGAAATATGACTATTTAAATCACCACGCAAATTATCAAAATTTTCAATATAACTAATGGCACTATTTAATACCTTTTCAGGAATATTTGTATAGTCTTCTGTATATTCATTTAAATTTTCTCCAAATGTAAATGCTTTACCAATAGGTAAATCCATTTTATTAGTACCAACCAAACTATCAGCCAATCCTTCGTCTAATGTTTTAATTAAAAGAGAAGGGTCGTTTTCGTATGGTACAAAACCGTAATCACTGTATAATTTATTTAAAAATTTTGTATATTCTTTACCTTGTGTAATATCTGGTTCAAGTACTATTGTTTTTTTACCATGTGTTCTGGCAAATTCTTCAATATCACTCATTAACTCTTTGAAGTGTCCTTGTCCTTTGTCAAATACTTCCAAATGAGATACAAACAAATCGTTTTGGTCTGGTGCTAATCTTTCATCATAGTCAAACCAACCGATGTCGGATTCAATTTTTGCTTCATATACCAAACCATCACCAACACTTTGAAGCATAATAGCAAAACCACCATAACCACCATCATATAATTCTCTACCCACTACGAAGTTAGTTAATTCATCTTCCATGTTGGTGTCTCTCAACTCATTTACTTCACCCTCATTCCACCTACTTGGTTTTTCATAATTAGCAGCCCATACATTATGAGTTAACCCATAATCAGTCATAACCACTTCTGGTTGACCATCACGAATAACCTCACCATATGAAGATATTCTACCTAAATCCCCATCTGGTAAATCATAAGTATTCATTAAATCCATAATACTTACAGCAAATTCATTTTCCCATAGTTCTGCATCCCTTTCAGGTGATACATTTGCTGGAATATATCCACCAAAACGTCTTGGCTTATTTGAACGATACATATGACCCAACCATTGTGCAAGTTCTTGTATTTTAACACCTGTTAATTGAAAAAATCGATTAGGTGTTATTTTTTTTGCTCTTTCTGAAACCAACCATAGGTTATTTTTATCAGCATCAAAAACTTCTGCCACAGAATCTTTGGCATAATAATCATTCATACCCATGTTTCTCTCTACTTCATTTTGGGCAATACCCTTTGGATTTGCTGCTAATTTTAACACTTTTGTTGAGTCTATACCATAGACGTGTCTACCTGAACCAGAGGCTATTTTTTGTAGTGTTTGGTCTGCATACTTTTTTCTTGCTGCAAACGAATTTAAGTTTTCAAATTCCTTAATATTAAATTGACCCGCATTTTCATTCATAGTCCATATTTCTCTATTAATCACATTATTGATTGTATTTTCATTTAAATCTAACTCTCTACTTGTGCTTGATTCTTGTAAATCCATATTTTTTTAATAAAAAAACCACAGCAGAAACTACTGTGGTTAAACTGCTATAAACATAAATACTAATTAATTTTCAGTTTTTGCTGCTTGTGCTTTTTTACGGTCACTTAACATTTTTATTGTGTCAATTACAATTTTTTGTATCAAATCTCTGTTTTCATCCAATGTTTTTTTAATTCTTTCAATCGAATACATTTCCATTACTGCATTCTTCATTGCTTGTTCTACAATAACACCCATATTTTCATTTATAAAGTTATTTATAGCACTACCTACTTGTTCTGTGATTAACCCATTTTGTGGTACTTGAGTACCACCACGTTCAGACATTAATTGTGCTACTTGTTGTTCACTAAGCATACCAAACTGATTTGGTTGTGGTCGCTGTGGTTGAGCACCTGTTCTATATTGGTCATACAAACTATTTATTTGTGAATCAAATCTATTGTCTCTTTCATCATATCCCTCATTCACTGGTTGTGGATTATATTGTGATGATTGTTTAGGTGTATTGACATGTGCTAATAAATTAGGGTCTACATATTTACCACTGTGTTCAGCAGGTACTCTACCATTAACAACTTTGTCAGATACCTTTTCAACAATTTTAATTTTTTCAGACGCTTTTGTAGGGACACCATTGTTTCTTGAATGTAATAATTCATTTAAAAATGAATCTCTATTCTGTTTTTTTTGCTCTGGGGTAGCACCCACTTCATGTCTTCTTTTACTTATTTGTTCTTTAATGATATTTAAATCTATTTTATTATTTCCCATGTTTCTATAAATTTCTATAAAATTTTATTTTTTTTTATAAATACTACAAAATTAGGAATAATTATTAATTATCTTAATTTTTGTTGTAATTGATTGATTTTATTCTCAAAATCTCTTTTGCTTTTCATGAAATCAACTCTAGTATTTCCAAAATATTTATCTTTTAGATTTTGTAAATTACCCACAACTCTATCCTTATATGTAGCATTATTTTTTGGATTATCTCTAACCCAATCGTATTTACCGTCTGGTCTACTAACTAATATCCAATTACCTAATTTTTCTTTTTGTGAACCAGCATCACGACCTGTAATATGTCTATTTGCATTAAGAATAGCATTTTTCAGCACCATTTCTTTATTAGCAGTATCCATTTTAAAGTTTTGTGTTTGCTTATCAAATACAGATGCATCTGTTTTAACTGGTATTTTGGTATTACCAGCTTTAATACTAGGTTGGTCACTTGGATTAGCGGAAGCAATTATACTAACCATGTCACTATCATTTGATTTATAACCTGCTGTTGCTTGTGCTTCTTTAGGGTCAAATCTTTTATCGGTAAATTTGATTTCTTTTATTCCATCTACTCGAAACATTCTCCAACCAGGACCGATACCATTAACATCATAAATATTGTATTTATCATTACCACCTTTAGGCCAGTTCATTCTACCTCTTTTGTGCATTGACTCAGAAGAACCAGCTTGTTGCCAACCCCTTAAAACCATATTTCCACTATCTGCATGTGTACCAAGTACAAAAGGTTCAACAGTGCGCCATCCTCTTGCATCAGTATTAGAACCTTCATAACGAATTTTAATTATTTCATTATTATTAATTGCATCCACCAAGTCCGTTCTACTAACATATTCCTTTAGTAGTTGACGAAAATTATTAATTTTTTCGAAGAGTAATATGTCTTCGGTTTTATGCATTATCTATGTTATATGGATTGTTAAGGTTGTATTTATTTCTAGCTTGTGATTGAAATCTTTTTGCTATGTCAGTATTATTACCAACACCACTATTAGTTTGACCTTTACCCTTTGCATCACCATCAGAAAGTGCATTTTTATGCCCACTCACATATTCATCATCCAAGTTATATTCATTACGTGCTAATTCTCTATTACGATAATCTACACTTATTCTTGATAAGTTACTTGGTGTATCATTTTTGTTTTGTCCTGCTGCCATTGTTTTTTCTTTTTAAATATAAAAGTTATTCTTATAAATACTACTCATATTCTTTAAGAGTAATATTAATATAATCCATCAGATTTGGCACTGTATCAAGAAATCCAATTTCTTTAATACCAAACCATCCATACCCTTGGTTTTCGTCATCTAATTTTATGTTGAATGGGTCACCATCATATTTACCAACGAATATATGTTCTACTGAATCCACTTTACGTTGCATTACACATCTTTCAATCAATGCATTAATTACTAACCCTGTTTCTTCTTTAATTTCTCTCTTACAAGCATCCATAGGGTCTTCACCCTTTTCAACACCACCACCAACCAACCCCCATTTGTTGGGCATCCACTGGTCAGGAAACGAAGAACGTTTTAACAATAAAAATCTTTTTTCTGGATTAAAAATTACTGCTAATGCGTTTTTAATTAAACTTTCAATATTTTTTTCTTTTTCATCTGTTTCATGGATATCAACTATTCCATTAGATGCTTTCAAATTCTCAGTATCACTTGCAGTTTCGATTGAACTATTAGTTTTCTTTGAAATATCCGTACTACTTCTTTCCGAACCCAAAATACTGTTAACCCAACTTAACATTTCATTACCACCAGATGCTTCATATTTTGCATCATCACCTGTAGCAGGGTCATAGTTTTCTAAATCATGCTTTAGTCGTTTTAATTCAGAATACGACACCATACCACCCTTTAATAAATTTTTTGGACGTTTATTATCACTATTTGGATTTTTCATAACCCAAGCGTTTAGTCTCATTATTATTGGTGTTGGAATTCTATAATAATTGCCGTATAAATTACTATTCATTATAAATATATTTTATTGTTCCACAATCATAAATACGAAAATATCCCATATCCAACATTATTTCATGTTCATTTTTATTAATTATATCTTTTCCCATTTTTTTTAAATTATCTTTTCTAAATCCAAACCTGTGATATCTTTTAGTCCCATTTTTATTAAAATATGAATAACTCGGTTTATTTGTTTTTGTTTTCTTAAACTTTAAAGTTAAATATAGTTCACCATTTGAATATCTTCTATCGGCAAAACTTACCACTTCACCATAATTAAAATTTAAAATAAAAAAGTTAAATAACTTAGACGCTCCACCAATAACACTTGTGTTTAATTTATTACAATATCTATTTAATTCATAAGATAATTCATTATTACTTATTGTTTTGCGTGATTTGGTAAAAGTCATTAGTGAAATCAATTCATTTTCATAAAACAAACCAATTTTATATTTTGACCCAACATATCCTTGTATGTGATTATTATCAAGAAAATTTCGTATTAAGTCATTATCGTTAATTTCTTTAATAATTGTTTTTCTACCATAAATTTTATTTATATTTAATCCAAATTTATTTCTTAACATGGATTTAACAATCATTTGTTTATGTATCCATTCATCTTCAAAAATATGAATTAAATTTATTCCTTGTTTTTTACATTCTTCCGTTTTATTAAGATGATAATTTTTATCTTTAAATAGTTCTGAATGCCAATACAACCCATTAAATTCGATTGCTAAGTTATGCTCAGGAAAATACATATCTAATTCTTTTCCATTTAGAATTGTTCTATCATTTTTTATTATATTAGTTATTTTAAGTTCATTTTCAATAAAACAAAAAATTTCTCTTTCAGAAATAGATATAAATTTACCACAATTCATGCAACCATACCCCTTTAAGTGAGAATGTGGTGTTTGTTCAAACTTTCCATGTTCTGGACAAGTAATTATTACATTACTATAGGAATTAACGTATTTAACTAATGAGTAATCATATTTATTATTGTGTTTTTCGTTTGCCCGTAAAACAAAAGTTTCTAATCCCAATGACAATGAATCATTTTTACATTTTGGACATCCAGTTCCTAATAAATGGTCACTCGGTGTTTGCATAAAATACCCATGTTTTAAACAACCAATATTTATTTTTGTATTTGAATCTAAATATTTAGTTTTTGAATAATCATACTTGTCACCATGTATTCTTTTTGCTTTTATAATATATTGGGGATTATTATACTTTCTATTTTTACTTCTTAGTTCAATTCCACATTTTTTACACCCTGCTCCTTGTAAATGGCTATTGGCTTCTTGTTCAAACTCTCCATGAATTTGGCATATTATTTTTAATGATAAATTATTACCATAATATTTTGTTTTAGAATAATCATATTTATCACCATGTATTTTCTTAGCCTTTTCTATAAAATCAATGGTTGTTAGTTTATTGTTATTACTTCTTTTTTCATATGAACATTTAACACATCCAGAGTTATAATGCCCCATCGGTGTCTGTTCAAAAATACCATGGTTAGGACAAATTATTTTTACTTTGGTTTTAGTGTCAACATATTTAACTAAAGAATAATCATATTTATCACCATGTATTTTCTTAGCCTTTTCTATAAAATCAATGGTTGTTAATGTGTTTTTACAATTAGGACAACCAGATTTACGGTTTATATGATTTCCCGGTGTCTGTTCAAAAACACCATGCTCAGGACAAATTATTTTTATTTTTGTGTGATTATTAACATATTCAACCAATGAGTAATCGTATTTATCACCATTAATTTTCTTTGCTTTTTCAATGAAACCAATTAAACCACATATTTTTGTCATTTTTTCTTCTTTACTTCAAGTAAATCCATTAGCTTGCCCAAATCATTAGACGGTAGTTTTGACAATAAATCAGCAACCTTTTCCATTCTCTGAGTCATATCTTTTTTATTTTTCTTGACTATTGTATTATCTGTTTTTTTCTTGGTTATTTTATCTTCAACAACCTTAGATTCAGATACAATCCCTTCACCAATTTGCATTTCATCTAATGTAGCTTCAAGATGTGGTTTAATAACATTCATTACTTTCCATGCTAATTCTTCTGAACCCAATTCATCCATTAATTCAAGAACCACTGGTGGTATTTCTTTTTGTTCTGCTTCATAAAAATAAAAACCAAATCTTCCGAGAAAATCGTTCTTAAAATTTTGTCCATGAACTGCTACGTTATAATCTGTGGTATGACTTGCTTCTGATTCTTTGTTTCCACCTGTTTGTGGTAAATCATCAGTACCAATAATATTACCATCATCGTCAATTATTTCTTGTATTTTCTTTTTAGTAATATTCATAATTATACTTTTTTATATAAATACTATAAAAAATGGGGATTTTAAAAATCCCCATCATCTATATTCAAATATTCTACATCTTCCACCACATTCGAATGCTCTGTCACAAAATCATCAAAAGCTAATTTAGACTTGGGTGCTTCGTTATACAATCTTTCTTCTGTATATTCATCAGGAATACCCCATTTCTTTTTAAAAGCAGTGAATAATTGTTTTCTTTCTTCTTTTGCATTAAGATATTCTTTTTGTTTATCATCTAACAAATCACTATCCTGTACTCTAAGTTTTTCTAATTTAACCTCCATTTCTATTTCACTTTGTGATTTTGGAACTGATACATTTTCACGTAATATTTCAATATGTTCACCATTATGATAGCCAATACTAAATATATGATTAGTTATTTCTCGATATGTTTTGGTAATGTTAGCATTTTTAAATAAAACATAATCACCCTTACCATATTTATCATTAACAGATTTTAATCTAGGTTTTCCAGATTTTTCCATTTGGTCTGAAAGATATTTTAATGCATTATTATATATTTCAGGTGTTAATATTCCATGTTTTTCATCATCAACGGTTTTAAAACCATTCCAAACCATATATGGGTCATAACCATATCTATTCCAAAAGATAATTTCTTTTCTTTCTAAATGCATTGATTCATCAAAATCATCTAAATCGAAATTTCTCAATTGCATTTGTTCTTTTGTGAATGTTTCCTTCTTCAATTCTCTGATTTTAATTTTCTTACCAGAAGCATCTTCGGTTGTTTTAACAACAATTTTAACTAAAATATTTTTTTGTACATCCACATCAAAACCATCCAAAAGTACTTTAACACGTGTGTTAAAAGCATCAAGATATTTTTCAACATTATAATTACCCTTCAAATCAGGATTTTCTTCTAAATCTTTAATGTCAATCAATTTTGCTCTGAATATCATTTCACCAGTTATTGGGTCTTTCTTAACATCACCGTGTGATTTACGTTCACCTATGTTAATATGATACAACATCGAATCTAATTCAGGTTCTGGTGGCATCCATACATCAACAGCAGTTAATATTTCAACCTCAGAATATTTTTCAATATCTTTCTTCTTAATCTTATCTGATGCAAGTAATTCATCAAACTTTTGTTTAAAAATTTCTCTAGCTTTTGTAAGACGGTCAGCAACTATGAGTTCCATATGTGCTTGACTTGCTTTTTGCTTACCAGTTTTATCCTTACCACGATTCAAATATTGTTTAATGGTTCTTTTCATTTTATTTTTAGAAGCCATTTTTTTCAACGGTATTTGCATATAGTAAATATCTTCGGCATATTGATAGTAATATTCTACGAATTCAGCACCTTTACCATTCAAAATTAATTCAAACCCCTTTTCAATGAAGTCTTCAATGTATTCAGACATGGTTTTAGATTTAATTGTATTACCAGTAAGTTTAACCTTATTTTTTATTTTACCTGTTTTCTTATCTTTATCTTCAATAAGCAAAGCATAGTTAATTCTTGAAAGGTTAAGACAAGCTAAAAACTCACCATCGTTATCGACAGAAATGAAACACTTTGTAGATGTATTATGACATAATATACCCCCAATTCCAGAAACAAATGTTTCATCTTCTGTTGAAATATCATATACATACGTATTTTGATATTTATTAATTATTTTATTATTTGATACAATATTTGTTTTTATATTAGACGATATAAAATTTCTATATTTTTCATTATATTCTTTATCAAATCTAAAATTAATAAAACTTTCTTTGTCTTTTCTTGTTGATACTCGAAATTCAACATCAATGCTATTTAATAAGTAAGCAATTCCTGCCATTCCTATATATGTCTTATTACCAAACCCATCAACATCAAAAAGAGACAAATAATATCCATCGCCATCAAACGAACCCCTTAAAAACGCTCTTTTTATATCATCACCCGAATTTAAAATAGTTTTTGGTATTCTTTTTTCTCTATATGTAGTATAAAATATGTTTGAATATTTTTTTGACAACTCACTATCAAAGCAGGTGAGTTCAAATAATTCTTTAACATTGTTTGATTTTCTTTGACTTTCTTTTCTTGATTTTATTTTGGAATGAACTTTATATTTTTTTTCTAAAATATTTTTAGCTTGTTTGAGTAATTCAACATCAGTATTTGAAATTTTCCAAGATTTTCTAATTAAATTACTTTCTTTCCCTGATTTTAATTTAATGTTATTTCTTTTTGAAAATACAGAACTTCCATCAGCAAAGAAAAACCCAAACAACCAAGCCTCTTCAATATCTACACTAACATTACCACTAAATTTAGGTATATTAACAACATCAATATTATCATATTTTTTTATGTTTTTTGGTTTTATCTCAATATTGTTTTGAAAAATCGAATGGTCCTCAGTAACATTTATTAATCTGTCTTTTGTTTCTATTCTATGAATAGCTTTGTTTGTTTTATGTTTAAAAACATAATTAACTTTAGACCAACCACTTTTTGTTAATACCTTATAATTTTTTTCTGAGAAATCTCTTTCTTTTGTTAAATCCAAATCATCTGAATTATCATTAAACATTTCACAAATAGGTATTATATCTATTTCATTATTACTGTCTAATATATAGATAGGACTATCATACGTTACAGATTCTTCTTCATGTTTGGTTTCTATTTCAATATTAAACTTCTCGATTAATGCTGATACACCAATCTTACCATTATATTTCCATGCTTCTTCTATTTTAACCATACCCCTAACCTTTGTAACACCTTCTTCGGTAACTATTAGATTTGTATAATCTGGAATACCAAAGTTAACACCATCAGTTACAGCCAATAATGCCTCACAACCAAATTGTTTAAACCAAGTAATAACATGACGTAAATAAATTCTTCCTGTACAAGTAATACGTGCTGCACAAGTATTATCAGACCAGTTAAATGCGAATGCAGAACCCAAAGCACCAAATAATGAGTTGTTCAATATCTTAATTGGTAACTGTTTGGTTTTATACATTTTACGTTCTTCATTAGTAAATGAATTATTAATGTATTTATCATATGTTTCATGGTCGATTGTTTCCATTAATGAAATTTCCTCTTCTAATAAACTATCACCATTTGCAAGTTTCTTATAGATGTTACGAATGGTTGTCATATATGTAAGCATCTTCTCAATTACACCTGTAATATCAAACATTGGGAATACACCCCAAGTAAGTTGAATCATTGGATATAGCGAGGCAAAGTCAATCTTGACCAATCTGTTCGTCCATCCTTTTTTATAACAACGTGCCAAACCACCCGAAAAGTTTTCAGCAACATCTGGTTGAGGTATTGCCAAATTGTTTTCGTAACTCCATGCTGTCATTAATAGATTCCAAACAGCAGCATTACCCATAGTAGATACACGTGCAAAATTAGTAGGAACTAATTTAGCTAATAAGAATGACGATTGATTATAAAGATTATCCACTTGTTCAGTTTCCCAAAGGTCGTCAAGCAAATATCTTCTTAAAATGTCTTTACCCTCAATAAAATTGATAACTGGTTTTTCTGATTCATCGTCAATGAATAGTCGAATAACATTTGTTCTAAACCATTTAACAAATTCGTCATCTTCTTTTAAGAAAGCATTTCTATATGTAATATAATCAACCTCTGATAAATCGGGTTTATTTTGTTGCAATAATAACAATTTACTAGCAATTTCTTGATGTTTTTCAGGTACTTGAATATAGTTGTTGTTAAATGGGTTAATTATATGTATTTTATTATTACGCCACATTTTACCAATAAAATCACCCTCTATGTACATACGATTTTCTTTGGCAATACCTTCGAATTTAGCCACGTACTTTAACTTAGTGTTTTTCAAATCAGTGTTTACAGCAGCAGTTCTTTTAGCAGCATGTTGTGTGTCAATTACATTATAACCCCACATGATTGTTGAAACATAATCTTCTTTGGTGTTACCTACTTTTAACGTTGCGTTTTTATTACGTCTGTACTGAATTTTTTCGTTACGACTTGTAGGTATTTTCTTCCAATCAATATTAAGATATTCCTTACTACCTCTACCAAATAAATAATAAAAGTCAAAATTTTCAGAGTTGTAACCAGTAATTACAGCAGGTTCAATTACTTTAATTATGTTAAAAAAATCTTGTATTAATCTACGTTCAGAATCATCATCGTCCAGTTTATCAGCTTCTAACACAATTTCAAAACCTCTATTATCTCTTACACCAATGGCAAAGACACGTGAAATTTCAGGTCTTAAACCAGTTGTCTCAATATCGAAGGTTAGTCTATGAACATCTTTATATTCTTCAAGACCTTTAAATAATCTAATACCAGTGGAAATAAAGAATTGTTCGTCTGGTTTAGGTATGTTAAATAAATGCATAAATCTATATGCATACCTACTACTTTTCTTATCTTGTATAGGATTACCATCAGCACCGTATTTTTTTTCATATGGATACATACCACCCTGTTGGAAGAAATTGAATATATCGTTAATAGTACCAGTGGTTGTTACTTTATATTTATATCCATTTTCTAATCTTGGTTGATTACCAGTTTTCATTTTGGTAATACTAATACCATATTTTAACATCATAGATGATTGTAACCCTTTGTCACCACCATATAACTGATAACCCTCTGCTTTTAAATCTTTTATATATATGAATGGAGTAAACGGTATCATTTCAATCCACGACTCACCGTTTGGTTTTTGAAAGAAGCAAGTTGCTTCTTTTTTGTCACGACTTACCTCTACGTTTACAAGGTATTTAACTTCTGTGTTGTGACCTTCAAGGAAATTTTGTATTTCCTTAATTATTATTTCTTTTTGATTTATATTACTCATGTGGATTATTTAAATAATTTCAATTTTTTTATTTTGTCATAGTATTTGTAGTATCCGTATTCAAAATAAAATTTATTTTCAACTATAATATCTTCAACATACACTGGAAATATACCACAAAACCATAGTGCTGTAACTATGTTATTTGATATTATTTCACATTTATCGCCAAAGCTATCGAAGTTTACCGTAAAATCCAAGTAAATCAATTGTTGTGGTTCATAAAGAATTTCTTTAAGGGTTTCAATACATTTTAATCTTATAAGATTTTTAATGCTGTCCGTCTTAACTTTCTTATTCATCAACATCATTACTTCTAATACTATAGACCCTAAAGGGTTTTCATTATAACTAATTTGTCTTCCCATATTTATTTCCTATCATTTTCATTACTTCACCCATTACCGATTCAGATACATTAGAAACATAGTCCTCATTATCCATTACTTTATTAATTTGTGCTCTCTTTGCCTCAATTGAATTGAACACATATTCATCAATTGTGTTTAAGTATATTAAAGAATATGCGTTAACCACATCTTTCTGCCCTATTCTGTGGCAGTTATGAACACTACTTAGCCCAACAACAAAAGAACTATCATCTTCCACCTCCAAATCATAAACCCTTTCATCCTGCCTTTTTGGTTTGTATTTAAATATTTCTTGAATGGGATATAAACCATTCCCATTATCGTTTATCATTAGTGTTTTCCTTTTGATTTTATCTTGTAATGAATATTCAAAAGACCAACATTTTGCCATTTCATTATATTTTAATGTTGATGAATTACCTAACATATTTTCCAATAAAACTAACTGGTATGATAAAAATCGTGATACTGTACTTGCTTGTTGAGTATTTTTTCTTTTATATCCATCAGCACCATAATATCCATCCAAAAAAGATTTTATCTTACCCCTTTCCAAATGAAAAATAAAATCAGGTATTTTTTTGTTCTCAGCACGTTTTCCAAACCAATTTTCAAAATTAACCGTCAGTTCTTTACTATAGACATAACAGCTACACCTATTATGGTTAGGTTCTAATCGTTCTCCATAGTTATCTATATTGAATTCTCTTTTTAAAACGTTTATGCATTTTTTAACTGTCTCATATTCTTTAATAAGACCACAAATAGAAACATCATTATCAGATACCCAACCATCACCAACAAACCTACCAAAAACATACAACAATTCATCGGTTAAACTAATATTTTTATTTATTTTAATTAATCTATTAGGGGTTTTGTTATTTATTTTATGTTCTAAAACATTAAACTTTTTCGTATAGTTGTTAACATTTAATTTAGAAAAAACCATATAATGTTTAAATATATTTAAATCTTTTGCTTCTGTCCATTCATAGCAATTAGTATTAATATTATATACATAGATTTTATGGTCACCAGTACATCTAAGTGGTTTGTGGAAACCATGATATTTAATATCATAAAACTCCTTCTTTTTTTCTATTTTATTTTTTGTGTTAATTACAGACTTCCAGTTACCCTTATGTGTATATACTAAATCACCAATATTTACATTCTCTATTGGTGTGTATCCTTCCTTTGTTAAAACCAACTCTCCTTTTAATACACACCTATCTATTACTTGGTCAAACTCACCAACCGAATATGGCAATGACAACACAAAGATTCTATTAGCTGCTGTTAACGTTAAACCATAATTACAAGTTTGTATTGAACCTAAAAATATTTGTATTTTACCCATAGAGTCTTGGAATTCTCTTACCATTTCCGCTCTGTCTTCTACAGCATAATCACCAGTATGAAGACAAGCAATATCTTTATAGTGTTCTTTCAACTCACCCAATGAATCTTTAAAATAATCAACTATAACTACCTTCTGTCCTTCTTCGAGTAATCTATCTATAAACTCAACTATTGCTGCTGTTTTTAATGAAGAAGTATATTGTCTTAAACGCAACATAATAGTTAACATATTTTCAGATTCTTCGGCAATAAACTCATTGGCAACACCCGCCTCTATTTCATCATATAAGGCTTGCTCCTTGGGGTTTAGCTCTAGTATAATCTTCTGATATATCTTATCAGGTAAGTCCTTTAGAACATCTGCTTTCCGCTTCCTATGGGTATATGGAGAAATGTTATTATATAGTTCTTCTAACTTTGCCATATTTGGTTGAGTAGTCCAGCCACCAAAAGCAGCAGGGTCATAACCCATCCCACAATAATACTCATAGAAATGTCTTTTTGTTGGAAATTCTATCGGAGATATTTGATTAAGCACCGTATATAATTCCTGCACTCTATTAGGCATTGGAGTACCAGATAAAAATACCTTACTAACATTCCCATTTCTAAATATTTTTTCATTAAAAATTCTTTTAAAATTTTTAAACGTATTTGATTTAGTGTTTTTAACTTTGTGCGATTCATCACAAATCAAGCAATCAATAACATCAATACCAAGTTTTTTGAACTTAGTATTCATTTTCCTTGTATCGCTTGGGTTAAAATATTCGTAGTTTACTATTATATATTTGGCCTCTTCAATACTATATTGATTCTTTTTCCAATTTACTATATGTGCTTTTGAGTTAGTGAATTTATTTACTTCATTATAAAAATTAAATTTTAATGAATTAGGTGTTATAACAAATACTTTTGAAAAGTCATTCATTTCAACATACGCAATACTTTGAATGGTTTTTCCAAGACCCATCTCGTGTGAAAGCAGTACATTTCTAGCCTCATTTATAAATAATACACCACCAATTTGGTAATCGTATAGTTTTATTCCCTCTTTTAAATTTTTATGTACTTTTTCAAGATAATTTAACCCGTTTTTATCTAAATGTTCTTTTAATTTTATCCAATGCTCTTTTTTTACTATTAGTTCTTTTAATAGTCTTTCTTTTTCCCTTTGTTCATCATCAATTTTTCGTATTTGTTCTGAAAATACTAATCTACCTACATCGCTACCAAAATCAAATTTTATTTTATTTGAACCCTTATACATTTTAATTAATGTATACAATCCTTTGGTGGTTATCTCCCAACAACGATAGTCTTGTAAATATTTTCTTTGCTCTTTAGGCAATAGTGTTACTCTTCCGTATAACTGGTCGTTATAAGGAAATGATACACGATATTTAGCTTGCTTGCTAATACGTTCACAGGTCACCGTAAAGATATAATTATCCATAGGTGCAAATGTAAATAAAATTTATTGGAGTTGCAATTAAACTACGTCCGTTTTAGTAATAGAATCTTCAATTATGATAGATATTTGTCCATCCACAGGCATTTTTATCTTACCACAGTTGTTTCCTAAAAAATCTATAGCAAATTCACCTGCAAATCTACCACCCTTTGAGGTTTGTTTAACCGATAGTTGGTATGTTAAGGTATATGTTTTTTCATCTGGGTATTCAGGTCGGTTATTATTTATAACCAATTCTGCCTCAACGTTTGCTATCTTATATAAACCAGTATTTTCATCTATCATTGAAAATGTAACGGCTACATCTTCAAGCATTTCATGAGTAATGTCATATTTTTCTAATAGACGTTGTTTTAATGGATACTTAATTTTTGGTAAAGTACTATTCTTTTTAATAAAAAAGTTTAGATTGTTATATATTGGATATGTTTGCATATTTAAAATTAAATTTAACTATTATTTTCTAATAGAATTATTCTTTGTTCAAGTTCCTTTATTTTTTCAAGTAATATTGGAACTAATTGTTTATAATCAACAGTTTTATATTTATTTCCATCTGTACCAGTATAATTTTCATTAACGATTAACGGAAATGTGTTTTCAACTTCCTGTGCTAAAACACCATATGCTTTTTTACCTTCATTAGGTGTTAAATTATTATATTCAAATCGTACCCCACTAAAACCACCTAAATTAATACCATTTATTGGTTCTATACATGTTTTTAATCTACAATCTGATGGACTTGCATATGCAACAGCACGAACTTTCTTACTTGTTGCATCCCATGTTAATACTGAATCACTTGCAGCACCAGTTGCTGGCGTACTCCATATTGCTAAATTACTTACTACACCAAAATTGTCAAACCCTGATGATGTTATATTAATATTATTACCACCAATAATAGTAGTACCTGTGTTTGAAGCAGCAATACTATTATCATTACCACCTAATATTGCAGTATTATTGCCAAGTGCACCACCATTAGATACTAAACCATTTGAATTTTGAAATATAAATGAGTTAAAACCACCAGCACAGTTAGGTTCAAAACCATCTAATGAAAATCCACCTGCAAAAGAAAAATTACCATTTGCTTCACTATTACCAAATGCAAATGAATTATTACCTGTTGCAAGAGAATAACTAAATGCTACTGAATAATTACCCTCTGCACAAGCATTCTTCCCTAATGCTATTGATGTATTACCAGATGCATGAGCAGCATGACCCAATGCAATTGAGTACTCACCATATGATTTAGCAAAAGTTCCCAATGCAATTGATGCATTTCCTACTGAACATGATTTATAACCACCAGCCATAGAATAATTACCACTTGCCTCTAAATAATCTTCTGACCCAACATAACCACCATTACCCCATGCTACCGAACCATTACCAGTTGCACAAGTATATATACCTGTTGCAAATGAATTATTACCTGTTGCTGTTGTTCCCGTACCAAATGAAATACCAAAGTTATTTGTATTAACATTAGTATTACCAGTAAGTGAACCACCCAATACTACATTAGTACCATTTGTTGTTAATCCATTATTAGCCGTAGTTATTCCACCACCTCCACCACCTAATGATGAATTTAATTTAACTTTCTTGTCTGTATTATCCCAAACTAATGCACTTGTACATGTAGAAGTTGCTGGTGTATTAAATATTGCTAATTTATTGACTGCTGTTGTACCTGAATGTATAAAATTATTTAATGTTAAATTATAACCTAAAGCTATTGCACAATCAGCACCGTTATTTATATTAGAACCCATTGCCATTGAGGTAATACCAGTAGATATAACACCATTTCTACCCATTGCAAATGATGTGTTATTTCCTATAATACAAGATGAACCACTTACATTACCCATTGCAAATGATGTGTTATTTCCTATAATACAAGATGAATTACATATATTACCCATTGCTAATGAACCAAAACCTGTTGAAACAATACAAGATGTATTACATACATTACCCATTGCAAATGAACCAATATTAGTTACACAAATTCTGGATGTATTTACAGCATTACCTATTGCTAAAGTACCATAACCAAAAGAACAAATAGACGAACCAGAAATAGCACGACCTCTTGCTATTGAACCACCACCATTTGATTGAATAGATGAACCAATAGATACTCTACCCATTGCTTGTGTACCATAACCATTTGATTGAATAGATGAACTACTAGAAGCACTACCTATTGCTTGTGAACCAGTACCATTTGCATGAATAGATGAATTACAAAATGCAAATCCAATTGCTTGTGAACCCCAATCAAACGACCCAATACTTCCAGAACAACTAGCATAACCCATTGCTTGTGTACCAGTAACATTTGCACAAATAGTAGAACCAGAAAATGCAGTACCCATTGCCATTGAACCAACACCACATGATATTACACATGAGTTATGTACCCCACCACCCATTGCTTGTGTACCAATACCATTTGCACAAATAATTGATGAATTAAATCCATAACCCATTGCTTGTGAACCAATACCATTTGCACAAATAATTGATGAATTAAATCCATAACCCATTGCTTGTGAACCAACACCATTTGAATGAATACAAGATGTACTTTTACCAACACCTATTGCTACTGAACCATTACCATTAGCAACAACACTACCATAACCTATTGCTACTGAATTACATGTAGATGTTACTCCTGAACCAAAACCTATACCAAAATTACTTGTATTAATGTTAGTATTACCTGTTAATGTTCCACCTAATACTATTTCACCACCACCATTTATTGATAATCCATTATCAACAGCAGATATGCCACCAGAACCACCAGAAATTGTAATTACATCACCAGCTTGAGTTAATTGTATATTACTTCCACCTGAAATGGTGTAGAAACGTAAATTATTACCCGTTGTTTTATCTTTAAAGATGGCACATGCACCACCAACATTTTCACCAGATAATTCTGAGCCTATAAGATTTAATGTACTTCTATTCATTTTTCTTTTTTATATAAATACTTCTAAATAAACATAATTACATTATACTTATCTTTATTATCTATTTAATAGACATACATATTAGACGATTTATCCCATTAAAGATTTACGTAAACTCCTTGATACATATAATCCTTGTATTGTTGTTTCCATATTATACATCATAAATGGAAATGCTGGTAACTGACCAATTGAACCACCCCATTTTAACCCTTCATATGCTGGTATATTCATAGTACTAGAATATTTATGCCCTACCACATTTAAGTACATATCTTGTAGCTTTTTTTCTTGGTAAAAAATATTTGCCATACTTAGTCCAACTTCTGGCAATCTTACAATATCAACACCACCATTATTTACCCATGAATCCAATTCTGTTTTTCCTGATGTTGATGGGTCTGTAGAGTGTCTTGGATAACTTAATGTGTGTTTCTCATTATATGACATTAATATGTATTTAATATAATTAATTTTATTATAAAAACATTTTTAAATCAAATAATTTTTATAACATCATAGTTTTCTATTTTTCTTTAAAAAAAGAAACCCCAACTATTAACTTGAGGTTATCTTTATATTAAATTTTTCATCTTTACTGTATAAAATAAGTTATAATTCGCTAACCATATACAAAATTAAATACTTATCAAAGCATTAATTATTTCTTTTGTATCAAACAAATTAACTGTGTTATATGGAAATTGTTGTATTTGTCCAGATATATCGAATTTTTCTACATATGAATATTTATTAAATTCATTAACAACTTTTACATTAGGTAATATATTCTTATGCATATCATATCCAAACACTTCTGGTTTATTTGCTATCCAAGTAACAACAGAAGGTAAACCTAATGCTGCTGCTGCGTGTTGTGAGAAACTATCAATAAATAATCTTTTTTTACTTAATGTAAAAACAGCATATAATTCTCTATGTGGCAAAATCAAAGGTTCAACGTTTTTTAATTGTGGCTGGTCTTCTCTTCTAATATGTAATATTCTGTATGATTTAGCATAATAATTTACTAATCCTTGTGCTATCTCAATAGGCATATCCCTTGCCCAAGATTTCTTAGAATATTGTTGGTTTGAACCACCATGTGTTTGAAGTAACATGATTGGTCTACCATCTGGTTTAATTTTATCTCTTGCTATTTCAATTTCTCTTGGATTTAAGTATATTTTAGGTTCTTCACCATCAAAAGGAATACCATATAAATCACACCAAGTTTTAACCAAATGTTTTCTTTGCATTATATGGTCTTCTGTATGATATGGGTCTATTCTAAAAACTTTAGTATCATCAAACATAAATTCATCATAAAAATATGGCATTTGACCAAAATTATACACTCTGTAAACATCGGGATTAAAAAAGAATGGTGCATCATATGCGGTAACAACAATAATTTTATGATTGGGGTATTGTTTTTTTATTGCTCTTATTACTGCTGTTGACATAATTGATTTTCCCATACCACCTTGGATTTCGAATATTATATACGGACCATTTCCATTTCTTTGTTTATTTAAAATTTTTTCCATTTCTTCTGTAATTTTCATAATCATTTTTATAATTTATAAGACAATAGTTTTTCAATTTCATCAAATAAGGTATATGATATTCTTATCATATTAATATTATTTTCTTTTGCAAAATTATTTTTAATTTTATCGTTTTTTTGAATTTTACTTAAATTATTTTTACCACCAAAATTGTTTTTTTCGTTAAAATGTTGAATACCGTCATATTCTATTAAAATATTTTTTTCAGGTAAATAAAAATCAAAAGGTAATACTTTTTTATTTTTACAATCCTTAAATGTTTTTTGAAATTCAAATTTAATATTATTTAATTCTAACCAATTTCTTATTTTTCTTTCACCTTTAGATTCTCTACAAATAGGACAACCACAACCGTTTAGATGATGGTCTAATCTTTGTTTAAAGATACCATGTTTATTACAAACAATTTCAATACAATTCTTTGCATTAGAAAACATAATAAGAGAATAATCATATTTATTATTATGTATTTTATTTGCAGATTTAATAAATTCACTTGTGGTTAATTTTTTATTTTTTCCACATTTGGGGCAACCATAACCGTTTAAATGGTCATTGGCTATTTGTTCAAATTCACCATGCTCTTTACAAATAATTTTTATTTTTGTTTTAGAAATAACATAATCAACTAAAGAGTAATCATACTTTTCAGAATGTATTTGTTTTGCTTTATTTATAAACCATGACGTATTTTTTCTATTAGAAAGATTTTTTTTAATAATCCCACATTTAGGACAGCCTTGACCCTTTAAATGATTTTTTGGTGTTTGTTCAAACTCTCCATGTTCTTTACAAAGAATTTTTATTTTAGAATAACTATTTTTATATACAACCAAAGAATAATCATATTTATCACCTTGTATCAAATTTGCTTTTTTAGAAAAATCTTCTTTAGTAATTCGTTTATTCATAATTATCTTTTATTTATTACTGAATATTTATTTATAAATTCGGTTATGTCTTTAAATCTATTTTTTTCAATTTGATTCATATAATCTTCTTTATAAATTGTCATATCTCTTGGTTTTGGTTTTGTTAGTTTTCCTTCTTTTATTTTATGTAATGAATGTGGTGCAAAACCATGCATTAAGTCATGTTCAACAATACTTTGTTTAATATTTTCAAAATCGTGTTCGAAACTATCTATTTCTAATCTACCATATATTCCTTTTAACATTTCTTTAGGATATGTTAATAAATCATCATAAGGTACAATAATTAATCGAGATTCCTCACCTCTGTAGATAATTTCACGTAATAATAATAAAGGCATCCCAAAAACACCATCATCTTTAATAAAATTTTCTGCTCTACCAATAGTTGACTGTTCATTTAACCAATTACCATTATCACCGTGATTAGTTAATGTGCTTTGTCTATTCTTTTTTTCTATTGATATACAGCAATCAACTACATGTCTAACAGGATAAATAAATTTAACCTTCATTCCAAAAATTTCATCCAATAAATCTAATTGGCCTGACCAACTACGATTTTTATCAATTGGAGTGATGTTGTTAATTAATTCTTCATTATAAAAACCCATCATCATACCACGTAATAACCCTTTTATTCTAGGATAAACATATTCTTCTGTGTTTGATTTGTAAATATCGCTACTACGCCAGTTATCTCTTAAATTGATAACACTACCAATTAATCCAGAAGTTGGTGTACCGTGTAATTTTGGATTTTGATTTAGAATGTTCATTAATAATGTCGTTCCTGCTCTTGGAAAACCAGACATAAAAAATATAGGTTGTTTATTCATATTTATAAAAATTTATAGTTTTATATAAATAGTTATAAAATTTTTAAAAGTTAGGTTTTTATATAAAAAAAAAAAGGAGAAATTTTCGAATCTCCTTTTTATGTAAACCCATTCATTAATTTATGAATGATAACGTCCACCATTCAGTTCCATCAAATACAATTTCAAATGCACCGTAGTTGGTATTAATAGTAGCAGTGCTTGCACCATCAATATTATTACCGTTACCATCAATTGTAATATTATTTGTTAATCCATTACCATTGTCCTTAATCTTATATGCTTGTCCTGTTGCAGGAGCAGCAGGAAGAGTAAATGTTATTGCTGAACTTGTTGTATCAACAACAACCACATATTCATTCGTTGTCCCTGTTGCGTTTGCTGATATTCCACTTATCGTGTAAATATTGTTATTTCCACCTCCACCTAATGAACTATTTAATTTTACTTTCTTATCAGTATTATCCCAAACTAAAGCAGATGTACAGGTAGATGTTGTAGGTGTATTAAATATCGCTAATTTGTTAACAGCAGTTGTACCTGAATATAAATTATTTGGTAAAGTTAAATTATAACCTAATGCAATACCACAGTTAGCACGGTTAACTATATTAGAACCCATTGCCATTGAAGTAATACCAGTAGATATAACATTATTACCACCCATCGCAAATGAAGTGTTATTTGCAATAATGTTAGTTGAATTACATGCATTACCAGCAGCTATTGAACCATTACCACATGAAAGAATACTAGATGTAATACACGCAGAACCCATTGCTATTGAACCAGTACCGATTGCACAAATATTAGATGTATTACATACATTACCCATTGCTTGTGAACCAATACCTAATGAATAAATAGTTCCTACACAACGTGCATAACCTATTGCTTGTGAACCTTTACCTTTTGAATAAATACACGACCCAAAACGTGAATAACCCATTGCTATTGAACCAGTATCAAACGCAAAAATACATGATGAAGAAAGAGAGACACCTATTGCTTGTGAACCATTAAGTCTACTCCAAATAGTTGAACTAATACATGCATTACCAGCAGCTATTGAACCATTACCCATTGTCAAAATACATGAATTATTACATGCATTACCCATTGCTTGTGAACCTCTACCAGATGAATGAATACATGATGAAAAACTCGCATAACCCATTGCTTGTGAACCAAGAGCCGTTGAACAAATTGTTCCTGAACAACGCACATAACCTGTTGCTCGTGAACCAGCACCAGATGACGTTATAGTTGAATTTATATTTGTAACACCAATAGCCACTGAATTATTACTCGCTGTTAAACCAGTACCACTACCCATCGCGATACCAAAATTATTTGTATTAATTTTAGTATTACCTGTTAAAGTACCACCTAATACTACATTACTGCCATTTGTTGTTAATCCATTATTTGCAGTAGATATACCACCTCCACCACCTAATGAACTATTTAATTTTACTTTCTTATCTGCTGCATCCCAAACTAATGCTGATACACAAGAAGAAGTTGCAGGCGTATTAAATATCGCTAATTTGTTAACAGCAGTTGTACCTGAATATAAATTATTTGGTAAAGTTAAATTATAACCTAATGCAATACCACAGTTAGCACCGTTAAATATATTTGAACCAAATGAGAATGATGTTTGACCTGTAGAATTAATGCCGTTTTTACCAAATGCAAATGATGTGTTACATGATATGATATTATTATTATCAGTAAAACCCATTGCAAATGAAGCATTACCTGTTGCACAAATAATACCTAAACTAGTTGATTTACCCATTGCTATTGCACCACTACCTTTGGTTCTAATATTACCACCACCACACGCAAACCCCATAGCTATTGAACCCCCACCAATGCCTACAAATTCACTACATTCTGAAAAAATTAAACCATTGTTTACATTACCTATTGCAAGTGAACCTCTAGCCGAAGAACAAATAGTGCCACAATTAGTATTATATCCGATTGCTACTGAACCATGACATGTCGATATTGTATTACCTGAGTTTGTACTATTACCTATTGATAATGAACCGATACCAGTTGAAGAAATATTACCATTTGTGTCGGCATTACCCATAGCTAATGAGCCACTACCTGTTGAAGAAATATTACCATTTGTGTCGGCATTACCCATTGCT